CTGCAACTGTTAGTCTATTAATTTTGTCTACACTGGGTAAAATAATGTCATAGTCGCCAAACTCTGGTTCTATATAACTATTAAACTTATTTTTTGATTTGTGTATTTCTTTAAGTATGTCTTTATTATTTAGATAATTCTTAGGTCTCATGTACATCTCCGGTTATGTTATATATATTATAAACTATTATTGTACAAATGTCAACCAAAGAATAATTATAATATACATACATAATTTTGTCAACTAAATACTAGTAGGAGATTATAACAAAATGAGTATTTTTAGTGCCTTTAATCAGCTATCGAGTAAAATTAATAATGCCTTTAGTAATGTGTCAACAGTTTCTAGCACAATTAATAATTTTACATCAGGCTTAAACAGAACATCTAGTTTAGTAAAAAACTTTGATTCGTCGGGTGGATTTTCAAATACATTTGGACAAATTTCTAATATTGCAGGCTCAATGAAAAATAATATAGGTCAAGTTGATAGCATTATCAGTAGAGGCGGTAACTTAGCACAAGCCGGAGCAGCACTTAGGATGATAGGAAATTCTGCACAGCAGGTAGGATACAATGCCGCCCCTCCAACTCGAGAGCTGTCAAAGGCAATAATTTCTAGTAATATAACTGCTGCAAATGATGCTGATTGGCGTGTCCGAATCTCAGTACCAACTATACTTTCGAAAGATAGTGTAGTTCTTGCTCCATTAGTAGGAACTAATAACTCAATGGTGTTTCCTTTTACACCGACTGTGTTAGTAAGTAACAGCGCAAATTATTCTCAAGTACAACCTGTACATACAAACTTTCCTTATAATTCTTATGAAAATAGTCAAGTAGATGCATTTACTATTACCGGTGAATTTGTTAATGAATCAACAGACGATGGACAATATTTTATAGCAGCATTACATTTCTTAAGGTCTGCAACTAAGATGTTTTACGGCGGCGACGATGCAACTACAGGATTACCTCCTGTAGTTTGTAGACTAAATGGATATGGTCAACATGTTTTAAATAATATTCCGATTGTAATAACTAACTTTACAATTGACTTACCTAATGACGTTGATTACATTAGATGTGTAGTAGATGGTAAAGAAAATTTTGTACCATCTATGGCAACAATAACAGTTACAGCTACTCCACAGTACGCACGTAGATCACAAGCTAGATTTAGTTTAACTGATTTTGCAAAAGGCGGATTTGTTGGCAAACCTGAAGGATTTGTATAATGTCTAGTAAAACTTACGGCCCTTACAGTAAAACACCTATTAATAATGCTGGATATTTAGATATCTTTGTTCCTAGACCAGTTCCAGTTTCAGGAAATGATATATTATATGAAATAATTACTGCATACACTTATAGACCTGACTTATTAGCAAATGATCTTTATGGTAAAAAAGAACTTTGGTGGATATTTGCTCAACGCAATCCTGATGTTCTTAAAGATCCAGTATTTGATTTTATTGCAGGAACTAAAATTTATCTACCACAAGGTTCTAATCTTCAATCAATGATGGGAATTTAACATATGGCATTTAGTTTCTCAAAAATAACAAGTAGTGTAGCTAAGGCAAATAGTGCAATAGCTTCTGTTAATTCCCTTACAAAATCAGCAAATTCTTCAGCAGCAAAGTTAAATAGAATTTCAACATCTGTAGGATCAGTAACTAATAGTATGAATAATATTAGAGGAGCATTAGGTAATGACTTAGCTTCATTTGGTGCCTCGGCTTCTGCTAAAGGATTTAGTTCTTTTTTAGATAAAGTACCGGGGCAAGCATTTGATCCTAGAAAACTTGATAGTTTAATATCTAACCCTTCTGATATTGGTAATGTTGCAGCAGCGGCAGGAGCAATATCACAACAGATACAAAGTATTTCTAATCTAGGAAACACCAATATAAATGATGCATTATCACAAGGTCTTCAATCTTCCATCGGAGGAAAATTTACAAGTGCTAATAATGCACTAGGATCAATTAGTAGCGTTGCAGGAACATTAAGCAAGGTATCTAGCCAGTTTGGTTCAAGTGTGTCTTCAATATCAGAAAAATCATCAATATTTAATGGATTTAATATTTCTGGTTTATCTTCAATAGTAAGTAGTTTTGCTGATTTTGGAAAATTAATAAATAATCCAATTTCGGTGATAGCTAAAGATATATCTCAATTAGTCGGAAGCACCGGCGGCCAATTTGATTTAATTCGACAACTTAGCGAATCTGCTAAAGATATTAATCCATTTGCAGATTACCTAGACTTAAATTTTAAAACTCCGTGGGACTCAACAAACATTTCAGGCGGAGCAAATGTAGTTGTTAATAATGGATCAGCAGCAAGTAAAGTGCCAAATCCTTTGAGAGAACACAACCATTATAATTATGTTATTACATTAGGAATTTTAGATAGTGACGAATTTAACTTTCCTAGTAAGTATAGATCAGGCGGTGACTTTGTACAAAAATATATTATTAAATCAGGTGGCGGAAATTTAGCTCAAAGATACACTACTTTTCAAGAAGAAGCAGGCGGAGAAGATGGTAAAACTAGTCATGCAGAATACTATCTTGATAATTTAAATCTTGATGCAGTTATTGCGCCCAATTCAAATACTGGAGTAGCATTAGGTACATCTATAACCTTTGATGTTGTTGAGCCATACAGTATGGGAAATTTTATCGAAGCTCTTATCGGGGCAGCTGCGTCTTTAGGTTACAATAATTATGTTAATGCTCCGTTTTGTTTAAAAATTGAATTTAAAGGCTATGACGAATACGGAAATTCTACGCTAACTAACACAACACCGGCATATGTTCCGATTATGATTACTAAAGTTGATTTTTCAGTACAAGCTAAAGGCAGTGAATATATGGTTAAAGCAGTTCCTTATAGTGAATCTGCTTTAGACGATAATGCACAAACATCAAAAGTACAAATTAATTCTGTTGGTTCAAAAGTACACGAAGTGTTAAGCGGCGACGAAAAAAGTGTTATGTCTGTATTTAATGAGCGTGTGCAAGAACTTGAAACTTCTGAAACAATTGTACAAGGTGATCGATACATTATTGCATTTCCAAAAACTCCTGATGCGTTGGTTGAATTAATTGGCCGCCTAAGAGACCAAGTTGCTACAGAACAATCTTCTTTAACTATTAATTCAGGTGAACAACAACGTCGAGAAAAAGGACTAGCAGAAAATAATGGAGATGAAAGTACTGTTAGAAAACAACAAGGTATTGATAATAATTCTGTAACTTCGCCTGATCGTTTATTTAATATACTGAAAACATATGCATTAGATATAAACAACATGAATGAAATTGGATTATCTGATTTAGTAACAAACACAGCAACAGCCGGACAACACGCTCAATCAGACCAAAGTGCTGCATATGACGAGTTTGGTGATGTTGTAGATGTTAGTAATGCCGAAACTGCTCCAGCAGAAAAGGCTAGAACTACACAGTTTCGCCAAGGTGAAACTATAACTAGTATGATTGAAAAAGTAATTAAAAAAAGTGACTGGGCAAAAGAACAAGCTACTACAGAATCAGAAAATGGTGTTAACACATGGTTTAAAATTGACACTCAAGTATTTTTAGATAAAAATTCAGCAGCTGAAAAACAAATTGGATCTTCACCCAAAATCTATGTATATAGTATAATTAAATATTATCCAGATGAAGCAAAACAAATTGGTACATCTCAGCGTCCAAAAAATACTCAACAATTAAAAGCAATAGCACCTAAAGAATACAATTATTTTTACACAGGAAAAAACGAAGATGTATTAAATTTTGATTTAACATTTAACAATCAATTCTTTATGACAGCTTTTGGTAACTTTGGACAAAACGGTGCTTCTACAAATCCTGGCACAAGTGCAACGTTCCAAAAAGGAGATGAACAAACCGGTTCTAAAGTTGCTGTTGAAGACAACGGCAGACAGAAAACCGAACCTGGCGCCCAAACAAAAGAAGCTAATAATCTACAAAACTCAACTGGTGATGAGTCTGGAGACATAAAGGTAAGAATTGCAGAACAATTTCATAATACATTAATAAATCAAACTGTTGACATGGTTACTGCTGAAATGGAAATTTGGGGAGATCCATTTTTCCTTCCTCAACAAACTGGAAATTATGTTGGTAAATCATCTGGAAATCCAAGCGTGTTAGATGACGGAACAATGAACTACTTACAAAGTGAAATCTTTTGTGTAGTTAATTTTAATTCACCTTTTGACTATCAAGTTAATGGAGCAACTATGGAAATGCCTCAAAGAGTACCTCAGTTCAGTGGATTGTTTAGTATTTGGGCAGTAACTAATAGTTTTAGCGGTGGAAAATTTACACAAACTCTTAAAATGATTAGGCGCAGAGGACAGGATGACGAAGCAACTGCAACTACAAAAAGTATTACAGCTACAGACAGCGGCATTGCATCAGGAAAAGATACTGCGCCAGGTTTACCTAACGCTGCAAATAATAGTGTAAATAGTACAGTAGCAGCAGCTGATCCTTGTAATTTATCAAGTGCTGTTGCAAATTTAACAGCAGTTGGAGAAGATTTAGCAATGTCTCAGAGTTTATTCCCGGCTAATTCAACAACGGGCGGCGACGACATAGCATTTGCAGCGCCTGTTATACAGATTGGAGATCTTGCATTTAGTCCTCAACAATCTATATTCCCATCTGCTCCTAGACGCGGTAGACAAATATAATGGCAGAAATAACTATTACAGACCAAGAAAGGTCATTATTAACTTTAATTGCAAAAGGCGAATCGTCTGCCGGAGTAGATCCGTATACAAGTTTGTGGCCTGGCACAAGTGAACCTAGTCTTGTACAAATGACGTGTGCAGAAGTTCAAAGATTTCAACAGCAGAGATTAGATCAAGGACATCGGTCAACTGCTTGCGGTCGATACCAGTTTATTAAAAAAACTTTAACAGAAGCAATTAGAGTTTCTGGCATCGATCCTCTTACTACAAGATATACTCCTGATATACAAGATTATTTAATATTATCTATTTTAAAAACATATAGAAAACTAGACGAGTGGATTGCTGGCACATATACAACGCCTAGATTTATGATTAAATTATCACAAGAATTTGCTAGTATTCCTGTTCCTTATCAAATGCAAGGCCAGTCTCGCATAGTTAATAAAGGACAAAGTTATTATGCAGGCGATGGTTTAAATAAAGCTCATCATGATCCTGATAGTTTATTCACTCAATTAAATGATATTTTAAACGGCGGCACTGGAGAGGTATCTACAATTAATGTATTGCCATCAGGACCAAGTGGAGCTTCGCCAGAATTAGGCACTTTGCCTAGAACACAAGTTGCTAGATCAACAGCAGGCGCTGGATTAGGTGCAGTTTCAGGTCAAGGACGACCTGGCTCTCAACCAATTGGGTCGTCAACTTTACCAGATGCTTCTGCTGTTTATACATATGAAGTAATTGACCCGTTAGATGACCGTTATGATTTTAGAACTGGTAAAAAAGTTAAAGATATATTGGTTCATGGAACTAGCGCAGCAGCAGCTACTCCGCATGTAGAGCAAAATATTGGCGCAGCAGGCGTAGCTGGAACAAATATAGGAGTAGCACCTCCAGGAGTAGCAATACCGCAACCTGATGAAAACGATCCTGATGCAGCCGATCCTAGAGGAAAAACTCAAATACCTTCTTTTGAACAAATAACTCAAGCATTAGAAGGAAATGCACCTACAGAGCCAGAAGCTGCACCTACAGAAGCACCGTGTCCTGCACCAGTATCAGCAAAAAATGCATCCGCTACAGCAGCTCAAGTAGCATCAATTGCAAGCACAGGCGCAGCAGCCGCAGCAAACGCAGCATCATCCGGCGCAGCAACTGCCTCAAAAGCTTGGTCGTCGCAAGGCAACGGCCCTTTTTAATAATATGGAAACAATAAATGTCACAAGGTAGTTATACAAGATCTTCAGCCAAAGTCACCGAAGTATATGATAGCGGCCCGTACGAAGCTATTATCGTTAACCATTTAGACACCAAATATATGGGTGGATTAGAAGTTGAAATAATCCGATATACCGGAGCAGGAGGCACACCAGAACGTAGCGGACAGTTAATGAATGTGCGTTATTTGTCACCATTTTACGGTGTAACACCAACTGCTGGACTTACAGCAAATGACGGATACGAGAATACACAAAAGAGTTACGGTATGTGGATGGTACCGCCTGATGTAGGATCTAGAGTTCTTGTAATATTTGCCGAAGGCAATGCAAACTTTGGTTACTGGATTGGATGTATACCAGATGACTATATGAACTTTATGGTCCCAGATGGCAGGGCAAGTACCCAGCGCACAACAGAAGTTACTCCTCAGAATTTAAAAGGAGCAAAACTACCAGTTGGTGAGTATAATAAAAAAATTGAAGACGGTACTCTGATTGATCCAACTCTTTTTAACAAACCATATAATAAAGATTTTACAAATATACTAGAAGTTCAAGGACTACTGTATGACGAAGTTAGGGGAACAACAACTACCAGTGCTCGACGTGAAATACCTAGTTCTACTTTTGGTATTAACACTCCTGGACCATTAGATAAGAGAGCAGGCGCTCCTAGAGTTGATATTGGTGCTGCCGGAAAAAAAGCAAATGTTCCGTATAACAGACTCGGCGGCAGCTCGGTCGTTATGGACGACGGTAATGATAAATTTATTAGAAAAACTCATGCAGAAGATGGTCCGCCGCTATATGTTAATAAGCTTAGTGGCGAAGAAGGCGGTGACGAAACTATTCCCCATAACGAGCTTATGCGATTTAGGACACGTACTGGGCATCAAATACTTTTACATAATAGTGAAGATTTAATTTATATTTCTAACTCTCGTGGCACAGCTTGGATAGAATTAACAAGTGACGGTAAAATTGATATACATGCACAAGATAGCATTAGTGTAATGACAGAAAACGATATTAATTTTACAGCTGAAAGAGACTTTAATATTGAAGCGGGTCGAAATATTAATATGAAAGCATCTGCACGTTGGAGTGATGGCCAAGCAGTATTTGACGATAAGCCAAGTGGCCGTGTGCATATCGAAAGTACATTTGATACAAGATTATATGCAGGAAAAGATTATAAATTAACAGTAAAGGGTACTTCAGATACGTCTATTACACAAGGTATGAAAACTACAGTCGGCGACGACTATAATCTACATGCTAAAAAAAGTTACTATATGAAAGCAGACAATTCAGTACATGAAAAAAGTGAACATTCGTGGTACCGAGAATCAGGAAGTGATATAAGTGATTTATCAGGTTCAACGAAAGTACTTGCTATAACAGATCCAGACATACGCAATGGAGTCAAGTATGTAATTGTTTCTGTGGGTACTACAGATTTTACAGCCTACGGTTCTCCAGATAACAAAATTGGCACATGTTTTATAATGGCAAATAAGCCAGGCACCGGTACCGGCACGGTACAATTAGTCGCAGGCACACATTATATAAAAGGATCAGGAATTAATATACATTCTTCGGGCTGTGGCGGCGACCTTAAAATTTTCGTTAAAGGAAATATGGAAACTGTAGTAGAAGGACACAGTCATGCAAGTGTAACTGGAGAAGTGCATCTAATATCTGATGCTAATATTCGACATCAGTCTGCAGATGATTATTCTGTTATATCCGCTGCAACAATTAATAATATAGCAGCCGCAAATATTAACACAAAGTCAGATGCGTCGATATTTGTAGACGCAGCATCAGAAATTAATAATTTGTCTGGAACAGCATTTAAAAATACCGCAGGCGGTGATTTCAGTATTGGTGCCACAAATACAATAATAAGCGGTGGCGATATTAACCTTAATGGACCTGCTGCACCAGCAGCATCTGCTGCATCTTCGAATATCGACGCAGCTAATATTCCAATTATTGCACTTACAGCAACATCGGCAACGAAGACAATTAATGCAACTGATGCAACACCTATAGAACCGTTACCTACTATTACATTACCTTATATGTTCCCTGGAGCATTGCAGCCTGTACCTTATGACAGTATATTAACTAGAGCACCTACGCACGAACCGTACATGCATCATGAAAATATGAATCCAGCGGCATTTAAGAAAGAACAAACTGATAGAGAAGTTCCTGGAACACTAACACCTTCGGATCGTATAGAAACTCCAGATATCTTTAATAAAAATAAAGCAGCTAGTACAAGTAGTAGAGTTATTGTTGGCAGCGGCGGCTCTAGTGATGATTTTGATGGTGGCACCGGCGACGGTCCTGTAAATAACGACTCTGGCAGTACTGGCCCAAATAACGCTGGACAAAGTGATGCAACTTTTGACTCATCTGGTCCTGAAGGAAAATTAGTTACAATTTATGCTAGAAAAGCAGGATTAAGTACTCAAGTTGCAGAAGTATTTGCTGCTAATTTCCAAGCCTTCTTAGATGAATTTGAACAAGTTTATGAAATTAAAGCACTTGGCGGATATGCCAAACGTCAGGCAGTAGGTAGCAGTAGTTGGAGTTGTCATGCTAGTGGTGCTGCTATTGACCTTAACTGGCCTAACCCTGTGTTTAATACTTTTCCTAATGGATTTTACAAACCTCGTCCAGCAAATGCTCCGATGACAGATATGCCATCAAATACTTTACAAATTGCAAACAAACACGGTCTTGGTTGGGGCGGAGCATGGCGATCACTTGATGATGCTATGCACTTCAGTGCTCATACTAGTGAAGGCGGTTCATTTAGATTTGACAGAAACGGAAAAATACCAAAAGGTCCTTCAAACTTTAATGAAACGGAAACTCCGATTGTTGATGAAGAATTAGGCAATGACTTAAATGATCCAGAAATTACAGACAACGAAGCGAATAACCCTGGACCACAAAATAGTGATGGCACAGACAACAACGTAGAATAGGGTAAATATAGTATGAGCGAATTAGAAAAAAATCTTTACAAACGTGTTACAATTCCGGCAATAGCTAGCACACCACCAGCAAGTCGAGCTTACAGAGGGTTTAGTACTAATACCTCTGTAAATAATGGATTTTCTTTGTATGATCTTGAGCTCATTAAACAAGATTTAATCAATCACTTCCATATACGACAAGGTGAAAAATTAAGTGACCCTACATTTGGATGCATAATATGGGACCTGTTATTTGAGCCATTTACTCCTGCAATACAAGAAGCAATTGTTGAAAACGTTACTACTATTGTAAACTATGATTCTAGAATCCAAGCAGATAGTATAGTTGTTGATACTTATGAACAAGGAATAAGTATTGATTGCACAGTTTCTTACATTCGTTATAATATTTCTGAGCAAATTAAATTTACATTTGATCAAAAAAATGGCCTACTATAATTAAATACGCACTTTTTTAAATCAGATAAATACATTTAAGTAAACAAGGAATGCAAATATGTCTACATCTGACAGGCAGTCAAGGTTATTAGTAACTGAAGACTGGAAAAGAATTTACCAAAGCTTTAGAAACGCAGATTTCCAAAGCTACGATTTTGATAATCTAAGACGCACAATGATTAACTATTTGCGTCAAAACTATCCAGAAGATTTTAACGATTACATTGAATCAAGTGAATACCTTGCGCTGATTGATATGATTGCTTTCCTTGGGCAAAACTTATCATTCCGTATTGATCTAAACGCTCGTGAAAACTTCCTTGAAACAGCAGAGCGCAGAGAAAGTGTATTACGTCTAGCACGTATGCTTTCGTACAACCCAAAACGTAATCAAGCAACAAACGGATTACTAAAACTTATAACAGTTAAAACAACTGAAAATATTACAGATAGTACTAATGCAAAACTTGCCGGTAGAGTTATTAAGTGGAATGACCAAACTAATACAAACTACTTTGAACAATTTATTAAAGTTCTTAATGCTGCACTTCCTGTACAAAATTCGATAGGTAATCCTTTAAAGAGTCAAGATATTGACGGCGTACAAACACAAAAATATAGACTTAACGCTACTAACACCGGAAGTGCAGTTTTTCCTTTTTCAAAGAATATCGAAGGAGTTAGTACACGATTTGAAGTAGTAAGCACAGATATCCAAGGTACTAAAATTGTAGAAGAAGCTCCCCTTCCTGGAACAAGTCCTGCATTTTTGTTTAGAGATGACGGACAAGGCGCCGGCAGTAATAACACAGGATTCTTTATGCACTTCCGCCAAGGGAAGCTAGAGTCAGGACCGTTTAGTGTTTCAAATCCTATACCTAATCAAATAATTGCAGTAGATTCTGAAAATATTAACAATGACGATGTATGGCTTTATAATGTTGATACTAATGGGTTTGAAACAACACAGTGGACTAAAATTGCAACTGTTGAGGGCAATAATATAATCTATAATAGTTTATTTGAAGGCATACGAAATATATTTTCTGTTGTTACTCGAATTGGAGATAGAATAAACTTAGTGTTTAGTGACGGCGTATTTGGTAATTTACCTGCTGGAAACTTTAAGGTATATTATAGAACTAGTGCTAATAGTAGTATGGTCGTTTCTCCTAATTCAATAGGCAACGTTAATATTGAGATACCTTACCAAGGTAGAACCGGAACAATAGAAAAATTAACGTTGGGATTAAGATTAAACTACACAGTTTCAAACGGCGCCCCGACAGAGTCAAATGCAAGCATCAAGCAAAATGCCCCAACAACATATTATACACAAAACAGATTAATTACAGGTGAAGATTATAATATTGGACCATTAGCAATTAGCCAAGATATTATTAAAACAAAAAGTACAAACAGGATTTCAAGTGGTATCAGTAGATATTTTGACCTAAAAGATGCTAGTGGAAAGTATTCAAATACTAGTCTTTTTGCTAATGATGGTGTAATTTATAAAGAAACATTTGAGACAAAAACTGACTTTAAATTTGCAACACAAAGCGACATCGAAGGAGTTATTTACAATATAATAAACGGTATTATATCTTCTACTTCTCTTAGAAATTTTTACTTCAGTGAATTTCCAAAAATATTAACAAGTGACTTGAGCTTAGTATGGAAAAATTATTATCAAGAAACAAACAAAAATTCAGGAGTGTTTACTGCACAAGCTGATACAACAGATACGTCTAAGGTTGGACCGTTTACGTCAAATAATTTAAGATTTGTAGAAGCTGGAACAATGCTTAAATTTACTGCTCCTAAAAATTCACTACAAGTGCAACAGTACTATTTGCCAGACGGTACTGTTACTACTAATGCTAATAAAAAAGGCGCCTCAATATATAGGTGGACTAGTGTAGTAAGTACTACAAACGAAGGTGATACTGTTGGACCTACTAATATTGGTGATGTTATATTAACTGATGTAATAAATGAAGGAAGCTTATTAGTAGAAGTTAAACCTAAGATATCAAACACACTATCAGATGATCTAAAAATACAAATCATTGACCAATCGTTTGCGTATAAAGATTTTGCATTACAATATGATACTGAAAGCCGCGAGTGGAAATTAATTCTTGCTGAAAATATTAATACAGTAAACAAGTTTTCTTTAGGAAAAACCGGCGACACAACCGGCGAAAATTTAGATGCAAGCTGGTTATTATGGTTTAAAACAAACGGCGAAAAATATACAATAACAAACAGGAATCAACGCTATATTTTTGAAAGCGAAGATGAAATTAGATTTTTCTTTGATAGTGCTAACAAAATTTACGACCCTTCAATTGGAAAAATAGTACGTGATAAAATTGACGTATTAAGCATTAATACTATTCCTGCAGATACAATATCGTATTCTAAAGACTTTACATGGAGCATTAGTGATGCATATAGAGACGGCGAAGGATATGTAGATACGAGAAAACTACAAGTACAATTTTTTGATCTAGACGACGACGGCGTAGTAGACGATTTAGATTTATTTGATGTATTAGTTGACCCTAATAACTCTAACGTTGAATATTCTGATAAGATAGTATTTCAAAAGCGATATACTACATCAGATGGCGTACAAGATTTTAAATACTTTGCAAATACTGATAACGAAATTAAAATTAGACAAAATGAATCTGCAATAGGCGCTTATAGTTTACATACTGAAGGTGATGTGTTTTATCTTTTAGAAGAACAGGTATTTAAAACACTCAACAAGGCACTAGGAAATACAACTTTAAATTCTAATTATAAAGCGTATACTGGTAGAGCTAACTTAAAATTTCATTATGTGCATGTAGCAGATTCAAATTATAGAATTGATCCAAGTGCTAGTAATATTATAGATACGTATTTGTTAACTAAAAATTATGATATCGATATGCGTAAGTATGTAGCTAACGCAACGTCAATCAAGCCGCTACCGGCTAGTAACGATCAACTATTTAGAGCCTATAGTGCAGACATCAACGCAGTTAAGTCAATTAGTGATGAAATAATTTATCATCCAGTTAAGTATAAGATACTATTTGGAAGTAAAGCTCGATCAGATCTGCAAGTAAAATTTAAAATTGTAAGAAATAAAGATCTAGTAGTTAATGAAAATGAATTAAAAGCTGATATAATTAACGCAATTAACAGATTTTTTGCAATCGATAACTGGGACTTTGGTGAAACTTTCTACTTCCAAGAACTAAGTGCGTTTATAATGAATGCGCTAACTCCTAAGCTAGTTAGTATGATCATTGTTCCTCGACAAGGTTCACAATCTTTTGGAAGTTTATTTGAAATAAAATCTGAATTAGACGAAATTTTTATAAGTGCTGCTCAAGTCACTGATATTGAAATTATAGATGAAATTACAGCTACTGAATTACAAGCCTCAGGCGATGTTATTACTAGCGTAAGTTCTGTAACAACAGGAATAACAAGTGCAACAACAACGACAAATTCATCAGGCGGAGGCTATAGTTACTAATGGCAACTAATAATAATCAAAATGATAAGTCATTACCAAGTGCTGGTAACAACAATAATAGTAGTAGATCTGCAAGTGATTTAATTCCAAAATTCTTTCGCACTGAAGCAAATAAAAAGTTTTTACAAGGAACTATAGATCAATTAATACAGCCCGGCGAAGCTGAAAAAATTAACGGATATGTTGGTCGTAAAACAGCAAAGGCTTATAAAACTGGAGACAACTATATAAGTGATGTTTCTGCAAACCGAGAAAATTACCAATTAGAACCAGCTGCTGTTATTAAAGATAACTTAGATAATGTAACCTTTTATAAAGACTACAATGACTATATTGGTATGTTAGGATTTCTTGGAGCTAATACAGCTAACGAAAGCAGACTTAACAGCAGCGACTATTACCCGTGGAACCCAAATATTGATTGGGATAAATTTACAAACTTTCGTGAATATTATTGGGCACCAACCGGGCCACTAAGTGTTAATGTCCGAGGACAAAGTAAATCGGTAACTAGTACATATACAGTAACACTCGAAGATCAGGGTGATAACATGGCATATGTGTTTAATGATGGACTTACTAGAAATCCATCATTAAAATTATATCGCGGACAAACGTATCGTTTTGAAATTGATACGCCTGGTCATCCAATGGCAATTTCTATTAGTAGAACATTTACTCCTGGATCGTCTATTATAACTGCCGGTTCAGCTGGATTAAGAGATAATGGACTATTTGACGCCACTTTGTATGACAGTAATAACTCGTCGTATGATGTAGGAGAATTTATAGTATTACCAGATAGCGGAAGTGTATCATTTGACGCAGACAATAATGTTTCAACATTATACCCGGATGGTATTGTTAAACTTGGCGAAGCTGGTGAGAGTGTAGCAGTTGCATATATCGAAAAGGGTGTTATTGAGTTTACTATCCCTATAAATGCTCCTAATAATCTTTATTATATTAGTAAAAATTCAGTCGACACTAGCGGTCTTATAAAATTATATGATATTGAAGAAAATACTATACTTGACATCGGTGCTGATATTTTAGGTAAAAAACATTATACTAGTGCAAACGGAGTAGTATTGTCAAATGGAATGAAACTAAAATTCCAAGGTGATGTTTCACCTATAAAGTACGCACAAGATCAGTGGTATGTTGAAGGTGTTGGCGACAAAATTGTTTTAATAAACGAAAAAGATTTAATTATTCCTGCGACATATAGTGAAAACGTATTAGTTCCGTTTGATGCTGACCAATTTGATAGTTTACCGTTTGCTAATGCAAGTGCTTATGCAGCAGAAAAAGACTATATTGTTATTAATCGAGCAACTCCAGATAGAAATGCATGGAGTCGATACAACAGATGGCACCACAAAGATGTATTAGTTAAAAGTTATGAATACAATAACTTAGATGTTAATATTGACGAAACAGGTAGAGCAAAGCGTCCTATTATTGAATTTGAAGCAGGCCTAAAATTATTTAATTTTGGGGTTGAAGCCAAAGCTGACATTGACCTAATTGATTTCTTTACAGCAGATGCGTTTTCTACAATTGAAGGCGAACTAGGATATAATGTAGATGGTATTAATTTAGCAAGCGGTATGAGAATACTATTTGCAGCAGATACTGATGTTAGAGTTAACGGAAAAATCTACGAAGTAAAATTTAGTACAATAAACAACGTTAGACAAATTAGTTTAATAGAAACAGTAGATACTGATCCTGTAGATTTAGAAACTATTTTTGTTAAACAGGGTAACAAATACGGCGGAAAGACGTTACATTACCATTACAACAAATGGACACTTTCTCAAGAAAAAACAAAAGTTAATCAACCTCCGTTGTTTGACCTATGTTGTCCACAAGGCAATGCATACGGAGATTTAGATGTATTTAATTCTAGTACGTTTAAAGGAACAAAGATATTTTCTTACAAGGAAGGTGATGGTACTAATGATATTGAATTAGGATTTCCTTTATCTTACAAGAAAATAGAAAACAGTGGAGATATTGTTTTTGAATTTAATTTACTAAGTGACACATTTAGTATACAAGATAATGACGTAGTTGTTAACATTACTACAGATACTGCAAATTTAAGAAAATATAAAAATAAAACTTCGTTTATATATGTTAATGGATGGTCTAGTACTCCGGTAGCAAGCAAACAATATGTAGTTAAACAATACACTGCAACTGACAATGTAACTAATAATTTTGAAATCGACGTTTTTGATAAAGCAGGTAATTTAACCGACCTGCAAGTTATTGTGCTTGTTAATAATAACTTGCAGTTTCGATTAACTGATTATGAAATTGATAAAATAAATGAAACTGCATTAGTTAGATTTTATAATGACATTAATATTGATGATGTAGTTACTATTAAGGCATATAGCAAGTCTAGTAAAAATAACAACGGATATTATGAACTTCCTATTAACTTAGAAAGAAATCCATTAAACCAAGACATAGCTGAATTTACTTTAGGCGAAGTTATTGACCATGTTGATAGCATGGTTGGAGAAATACCAAATTTTAATGGAGTATTTCCGGGCCCAGGCAATTTACGTGACTTAGGCGACCTAGACAAATTTGGCAAACGATTTGTTAAGCACAAAAGTCCTTTAAATCTTTCACTGTATCATTTGTTAAACACAAAATATAATTTAACAAAAGCTCTTGATTATGCAAACACTGAATATTCTAAATTTAAAAGAGTGTTTTTAGAAACTGCCGAATCTTTAGGGTTTGACGGCGAAACTAAGCAACATGTTGACCTTATTCTAAAAACAATTAATAAAGATAAAATTAAAACACAGCCGTTTTACTTCTCTGACATGGTAGCACACGGTCCTTCTAACAAAATAACATACACTGTTTTAGATTCTAGAATTAAAACTTATGCACTAACTACACCGTTTAATTTAACTAAGTTATCGTCTAATGCTGTTAGCGTGTATTTAAATTCTAGCCAATTATCGTATAATTTAGATTATACTTTTGATGCAGATGGCTACGTAGTTATTGACACAGACCAAAAAGTAAACGACATAATTGATATTTACGAATATACAAGTACAGATGGCACTTTTATTGCGCCAACTCCTACTAAATTAGGAATATATCCAAAGTTTGCTCCAGAATTAACAATTGACGACACCTATCAAACAGATCAACCATCTACTACCGGTCCTTATAAAGTATACGGAGAAGTTGAAACTGGATTTACCAAAGCTGGCACCAGAGGTTGGTTCTATCCAGTTTATACAACTCTTGAAACAGCTAACGCAGCTGATATTGCTAATGGAGGTACTGGAACATCAAATACATATTTGTTTAAAGGTCTAAACGTTGTACTTTATATGCCGACAACAGGCACCTCAGTTGGAACTGTTGATAATGTAGAATATGATGCATATCCTACAGGTATTCCTTTTATTAAAGGACACGATGGAAGTTATATTAGAGCATATTTAGATTTTAGAGATGAACTATTATTAGATCTTGAAAAACGAATCTTTAATAATATAAAAGTAAATTATGACAATAATACTATTAATATTGATAAATTTGTTGGAGGAGACTTTAGAACAAATGAGTTTACGAAAACAGAAGTTGACCGTAGTTTACTATCTAACTTTACACAGTGGTTATCGTATGTAGACAATGATTATACTGATAATTATTTTTATGATAGATTAAATCCGTTTACGTTTAACTACTCTTCGTCAGTAAATACTTCAGGTACACCTCTTCCTGGTTTTTGGAGAGGTGTATATAAACGTGCCTTTGACACTGATAGACCACATAGCCACCCTTGGGAAATGCAAGGATTTAAAATTAAACCATCATGGTGGAACACAGTGTATGGTCCTGCACCGTATACTAGAGATAATTTAATCCTCTGGACAGACATTCAAGAAGGCAAAATAGCAGAACCTAATAATATTAGATATACCTTAGATTATGCAAGGCCGGGACTACTGGGATTTATCCCAGTTGATTCCACAGGCAAATTAAAACATCCTCAAACAAGCGGATATGTAAAACAGTTTATTTTACGCCAAAGTACAGGTAACTTTAGCTTTGGCGACGAAGCTCCGGTTGAAACTGCGTGGCGCCGAAGTTCTAATTATCCTTTTGCAATTATTAAGAGTTTAATGCTTAACAAGCCGTCTAGCACAATTGGAGAAGCATTTGATGTATCTCGGATAACAACTAACTTAGCTGGACAGCAAGTGTATTCTACAACTAGCAAATTTCTAACACTTGACAATATAGTATTCCCTAACACGGTTACAGATACTGCTAGAGTAAATACCTCAGGGTTTGTAAATTACATTTATAATCTAGTTGCTAGTGATGTGTTAACAATTTATCAAGATTACCAAAACGAATTAAAGGCAATTAATAACCAGTTAGGATTTAAACTAGGCGGATTTAGTGATAAACAAAAAATAAACTTAATTCTTGACAGCCGCAGCCCACAACAATTGCTATCCGATGGTGGGATTTATATCCCACAAGAAAACTATCAAGTATTTCTTAACAAAAGTTCACCGCAATCAGTAGCAGTGTACAGTGGCATAATTATTGAAAAAACAGCTGGTGGATTTGTTGTAAGAGGCTACAACAATCAAAATCCGTTCTTTGAATATTACTCACCAATTACTTCTTCGAAAACAGTTCCTGTAACTGTTGGAGGAATAAGCGAAACAACTTCAGAATGGAAGCCGTCGACTATATATTATAAAGATGTTATTATAGAAAATAATAACACATATTATAGAGTTACAAAAACATTTACGTCTGCTAATACATTTAGCACAGACAATCTTGCAAAGCTTCCTGAATTGCCAATCGTTGGCGGAAAAACTGCATTGTTTAAACGTAACTTTGACAAAACAACAATTAAATTATTACCTTACGGATCGACTCTTAAAACATCACAAGATATGGTTGACTTTTTGTTAGGATACGGACAGCAATTAAATGACTTAGGTTTTGATTTTAACTTTGTTGAATTAGACGGAACAGTTAATAATTGGGATCAAAGTGCCCGAGAGTTTTTATTCTGGACAACGCAAGGTTGGGCTACAGGTACTGTTATAACAATATCTCCAGCTGCTAATAAATTTAATTTTAGTAAAGAATATTTTGTTGTAGATGATATTAACGATCCGTTTTACACTTATAGTATATTACAAGCAAACGGAGAACCGTTAACCAGCGAATTTAATAGTTTATTGAGAGATAAAAATAGTTTTGGTATAGAAACTGTAAACACTGAAGAAGGATTATACAGTGCTGCATTGCCATTAGTACAAAGAGAGCATGTAGTATTAATTGATAACAAGACTGTGTTTAATGACATTGTATTTGAACCTAGCTCTGGATACAGACAAGAACGCATAAAAGTCAGCGGCTACCGTGCAGCAAATTGGAGCGGCGGCCTAAATATCCCGGGGTTTGTATATGACGATGCTAAAGTTGTAGATTGGGCCAAATGGAAAGATTTTGGAATTGGCAGTCTTGTTAAATATAAACAATTTTATTATGTTGCAACTGAAAATATTCCAGGCACAACAAATTTTGAGACTGCTAAATGGTTTAAACTTAATGAAAAGCCAGAACCAGAATTAATTACAAATTTTGATTATAGAACAAATCAATTTACTGATTTTTATAGTTTAGACACTCAGGGGTTTGATACTGAGTTACAAAAAATGGCAAAACATTTTACAGGCTTTCAAAAACGCCAGTATCTTGCTAATATTATTCCAGATGATGTAAGTCAGTATAAGTTTTACCAAGGATTTATACAAGATAAAGGCACAAAAAATGCATTATCAAAAATGTTTAGTGCATTAGGAAGTGTCGGAAAAGACACATTGGAGTTTTACGAAGAATGGGCATTACAAGTTGGCCGCTTTGGAGCAACTAATGACATTCAACAAATTGAATTAAATCTTAAACAAGATAAAGTTCAAGAATCGCCACAAGCAATTGAATTAGTTACTAGTTTACCATTAAGTAATTTTGACAAACATTATAGAATTTTAGAACACGAAGTATATGACAAGCCTTTAGACTACAACCATGCACCGTTCCCAACTAAAGAAGTTAAAAATGAAGTAATTAAGACTGGCGGATTTGTAAGAGAAGAAGATGTCTCATTTGTAGCTAGTTCTAGTAACGAGTTACCATTGGGTAATGTTAATTTACTAGGCCTTGGTGATTATATTTGGGTAACAGAGCTAGGTGAAACCCCATGGAATGTGTACCAACACATTAGTCTCGAAACATCTGTAACTGTATTAGAAAATAAAAATCAAAGATCTGATATTACAGGAGATCCTTTGGTAGAGTTGACAGTAAATCGTTGGGCAGGAGGCTTAGTAAAGCCACTTGATATTATTGGTATACGTGCTGCTGAAGAGTTTAATCTAGAAGGACTATATGTTGTTGAAAGTGTTACTCTTAATAAAATTACCATTAGACTATCTACAGACACAACTCCTAATTCGTTTATAGGAAAAGACTTTTTATTAACTAAATTGCGCTCGGTGCGTGTAGCAACACTTGAAGAAGCAAATACCTTAGCACAAAATAAATTATATCCAGGACAAAGATTTTGGGTTGAAAACTATAACAACGATTGGACAGTTTTAGAAAATAAAACTGCCTACAGCAGAAATCAAACTATAGTTAACAACGATATATTCACAGGAGAACTACAAGAGTTTTCAGAGAGCATGGCAGTTACTAGTGACAATAGAAACTTCTTTGTATCTTCGGCTAATAATATTAACGGCAAAGTTAACTATTATAGAAGAACTAATGAATCATCAGAACTAGCAATTGATCAAGAAATAGTTCCGCCGGATAATGTATTTTCCTGGAAACCAAATACTATATTCTATAAAGGAGATAAGGTAGTATATGATCTTGATAGTTCTAGAACTTATTATACTACTTCTATTACACATACTAGTGCTGCTGAATTTGATGATATTGAAGTTTCGACATATTGGACAGCTATTGACTCTCCGATTACGCTTTATGATCCTGCTGACAGCGACTTTGGCAAAAGTATTGATATTTCGCCAGACGGTGAATATTTAGTAATAGGCATTCCTGGAGCAAGTAATGTAAAAACTAAATTTAAAGGCAACTTTGATACTACAACAACATATACAAAAAGCGAAATTGTAAAATATAAAGAAAGCTTATGGAAAACAAATAGAGAAATTCTTCCTGCTATTGCAGCAGAAACGTTTACAAGTTTTGATTCTTATATTAATATATCCGAGCAATTAGATTCTGACTCAACGTCCTTAACATTATTAGTTGCAGGTGATCCTGGATTACCTAATAATGTTGTAGATCACTTTTTAGTAAGAGCTCCTAAAGATATGTATAATGGAACTTTGGGTAATGTAGGCGAAATATCTGGAGACGCTGTAAGTTTATATTGGAATAAGCGTAGCTTTGCATATCCAACGCTAGATACATATCTTCCGTTTGACAACCTTATACCGAAAATATCTAGTACATTTTTATCAACAGAACATACTATACAACAAAAAATAGATCATATTTTCTTTATTGAAACTTATGTAACGTTGCCTGTTAAGGGTGAAATTGTACAAACTGATACAGGTTCTGCAGAAGTTTATTATGTATCTACATTTAGAGATAGTGCAGTTGTTTATTTAATAAACACTAATGGTGTTTTTAGTATATTAGGCAAGCTATTTAACGATAGAGATGACTTTGTAGGATTTTATTCAGAAGCAGATACTTATAATACTAGCGAAACTGTGTCAGGGTATTGGTTGTTTAAAACGTACCAAATTGGCCAAGACCCAGAACCACAGGCTACTGAAGTTACTTCGGGCAGTACATTTACTTATTCTAACAACAGCAAATATTATGATGTTGGTAGAGGATTAGTGTACTCTGATATTCGTAAAAGAGCAGATATTGTCCAGCAGGAATTGATAAATGCTTATAGTAACATTCAAGATACGATTAGTAGTATTGGTAATTACGTTACTAAGAAAAATCAAGCAAGTTTTATAAACCATTTATCTTATACAGGCGACAATGGCGGAACTGAACTTGCTATACCAAGTAGTAAATATGTAATTCGTACAGCAAAAGAATATTCAGATGTAATACATCCTAGATTCTTAGCAAATGGTCCTAGTTCTGATACACCAACAAAAATTAATATTAAATATTTTGATAATGAAGAGTTTGATATATCTCCATCAGGATTTACTGCTAGTCTCATCACAGGTAATGATGTTGTTATACAAGACATGTGGGATGGATATATTGACTTTGATTTTACTGAGTTTGACTTTGAAGGTAATGTATTTGAACCAGAAGTTGGTGATATTTTAGTTGATGTACAGATTCCTAGAGATGGACAAGGGGGACTTGCTAGAACTAGTACAATTACAAGTGCTGCTGAAGTAATGTTTTATCAAAGAAACTTTAATAAAGTTCGAGTGTATGTTAATGTACTAACACAAGCACAATTTGAAGAAAAAGAACCAACTGATAGATTAGATATAACAGTGGGCGGAACTTTTGAACAATTAACTAATATTGGTAAATTTGAAATTAGAAGATTGTCACGATCTAGTACAGATCCTGATCAAGACATTGGTACAATTTTAGACGTTAATAATGATATTGTTCTAGGAACAAATTTAATTGGAAAATTAATTGTTGTAGATACTGGAACTACGTTCTCAGACTCATTAACCTGGGACAACGTTATCCCAGTTACTGATCAAGAATATTATTTCTTTAATGAAGACATTATTACTGGTATATCTAGAGCTGCTAATCCGCCGTATACCACAAACAAAGATTATAGTCAAGTTTATAATATTCTAGCAGATAAAACTGGCATTGCTGGCTCGTTAAATCAAGGCGCAGTATCAATTTATAGAAAAGACTTTAACGGAGTTTACCAATATCAATCAACATTAGTTTCAGAATATGCAGCACAAGATAAAAAGTTTGGTTCAAAAGTTAAAATAACTCAAACTGGCAACGATTATACTTTAATGATATCTAATAAACCAACAGGTGCTGCAAGAGATGAAGATTTAGAATGGAGACAAAATCCAGGCGCTATTGAAATATACAAGCATGGCGCTCCTGCTAACAGTGCCTTTAAAGGTTTGCATAAACTTAACACGATTTACGATATTGGCGATGTTGTAATATGGAAAGACGAGTATTACATTGCACGTAAGGTAACTTCGGCTACGCAAAACAATATTAGTGATACTATATATTGGACTAATATTAGTTGGAAAAGAGCCAAAGACGAAAACTTTAGAGGAACATTTGATAACACTATTAGCTACAGATTAGGTGATATTGTAGATTATAGTAGTATACTGTATGCAGCAACTACTAATGTACCAAAAGGTGCAGCAGTTCCGTCTAGTTTAAATACATCTTGGGAATTAGTTGATGGTAAAATTGATTATTTAGGATTGTTACCAAATCTAACACTAGATACATATTATAATGAACTATCATATGATCCTGCAACAAATATATCACAGTTTGCTGAAAATTTTGATTTAAGTGATGATGCGCAAGTATTAGTAGTAACAACTAAATTAGAATTATCAGATAGTTCTTATCAAAAGCAATTAGCAATTTATAGACTTAGTGACAAAAAGTATGTATTAAGTCAAGTAATTGATGCTCCCGAGTCAAGTTTTGAATTACAAGATCACGATAATGATAAATTTGAAAAAGACAACGATGGAAATATTGTATATAGAGACGGAGCCGGAAATATTGCTACTGCATTTACCGGAACAAGAACATTAAATCCTAATGCTACACCGGATGTTTGGATAGACAAGAACCGCTGGGCAGATACAGTTGTATTAAATCCAGAAGGAAACAAGATAGCAGTAAGTGTTCCGTTAGACGATACAACTAGTGTAGATCAAGGCGCAGTATGGGTTTATAATTATAACTCAACGACAGAAAAATTTGGAACAGTTAACGGAGTTGACGATAATAATATTATAATAACTGTACCAAATACTGTAATTAATTCTCCAAACAACGAACAGGTTGAAAAATTTGGATATTCTGTTGCATTTGGTAAAGACGGTTTGGTAATATCAAGTCAAAACGGTGACCAGCGTATACCAACAAGGTTTGATACGTACACTAAACTATTAGAAGTACAGCCACAAACTGGTGTAGAGGTTTACGGAGTTAATGTTGAATTAATTGATGGTGTCTCTCTCGGAGATATTAAACTTGATGTTGACGGTAATCCAATTCCAGTTTATTCAAAATATGTTTTAGATACTTCATCAACTGAAAGAACTGAAACTACATTTGACAATAAGTTTACTTCGTTTAAAAATATTAAAGTTGACAAAGGCACAATATATGTATATGAAGATATACAAGACACACTAATCTATTCAGAACAATTACTATTTAAAGATGCACAAATTAATTTTGGAAAAAACTTATTAATTAATGATAATCATATCTATACAGGAATTCCAAATTTTGTTAGCGGTAATTATAGAGGCATAGTTTTAGATTACCGTAAAATAAAAAATAAAAAATCATGGAATTCATTAAGATCTAGTGTAACACCTGTTGATATATCTAAGATTGGCGGAGTGTTCTTATACAACAAACGCACTAACCAAATAGTTTCGTACATAGATTATATTGACCCTGTGCAAGGAAAAATTGCAGGAGTAGCAGACAAAGAAATTACATTTAAAACACCTCAAGATCCTGCATCATACAATGTAGGACCGCTAGATGATATAACAGTTTCTCCGGCAATGCATTGGGGAGAGGCGCATGTTGGTCAAGTATGGTGGAATATTAATAATGCTAGATTTAGCAATGTGTATCAAGGATCTACAACATTCCAAAGTAACAGCTGGAATTCACTATTACCAGGAGCATCAATTGATATATACGAATGGGTAGAAAGTGATTACTTACCAAGTCAATGGAATCAACTAGCTGACACTGATAATGGTGTTCCTTTAGGCATAAGTGGCACGTCATTATATGGCGATACAAAATATAGTGCTAAATTATCTTACGATGATATAAGTCAAACCTTTAATACAAAATATTATTTCTGGGTTGAAAATAAACTTACCATTCCTACAGATAAAAATAGAACAATTAATTGTATTAATATTCGCAATCTAATTCAATCGCCGAGAGAAAATGGATATAGATATATTAGCTTTATTAGTAAAGATAAACTCGTATTAAACAATTTTAATAATTTAATTACATCAGATGATTTAGTTTTAAATATTAGGTATTCAACTGGTCCAAATAATTCTCAAAATGAGCATGCCCAATATCAGTTAATGTCGGATAACTTAGCTACAAGCAAACCTAATTACGATATTGAACGTAAATGGTTTGACAGTTTAATTGGGTTTGATAGTAATAATCGAATTGTACCGGATCCTAAAATTCCTGTTGCAAAACGCCAAGGAATTCAAAATCGCCCAAGACAGGGAATGTTTGTTAACAGAGTAGAAGCATTAAAACAAACTATTGAACGAGTAAACTCTGTATTATTAAACACATTAATTGTTGACGAATATAATATTAATTCTCTTTCACTAAAAGACGAAATGCCTACTGTTATAAGCAATAAGTATGATCTAAAAATTAATACTTATGAAGAACTTGAATTTATTAGTACAAACAAACTAACACCTGCGGTATTAACACCAGTAGTAGTTAATGGTAGAGTTGTCCGTGTTACAATAACTAATCCAGGAAGAGGATATAAAGTTGCTCCTTCGTATCAATTTGAAAGCACAGGCAGTGGCGCAGTCTTAGATATCACTATAAATAATCTTGGGCAAGTTAATAATGTAGAAGTATTGGCACAAGGAAATGATTACACTGAAACAACAATATTAAATGTTAGAAAATTTACAGTACTAGTAGAATCAGACAGTGCTTCATTTAACAAGTGGGCATTATATGAATGGAATACAACATCTACTTCTTGGTTTAGAGCGGCTGTACAGAATTATAATGTATCAAATTATTGGAACTATGTTGACTGGTATGATATCGGGTACAATCAGTTTACTGAAGTTAATTATACTGTTAATAATTCTTATGAACTTAGTACAATAGACGATATAATCGGCAACACAGTTAAAATTAATAATGTTGGCGCAGGCGGCTGGCTACTATTAGAAAAAGAATCTAGTCAAAACACAGAAGATTATACAATAAATTATAAAACTGTTGGTAGACAAAACGGTACTATTCAGTTTAATGACAGTTTATATGATTATGCTAAAAACACAACAGGTTACGATAACAACAGTTTTGATAGTGCATTTTATGATAATAATCCTGTAAAAGAATTAAGAATAATTTTAAAAGCATTAAGAGATGATATATTTATTGGCGCTTTGGAATTAGAATATAATCAACTATTTTTTGCTGCACTACGATACATTCTTTCAGAGCAGCCTAGCGTTGACTGGATGTTTAAAACAAGCTTTATATCTGCAACACATAAACTAGGCAATCTCTCACAAGACACTACATTTAAATATAGTAACTTAGCAGATTTTGAAAGTTATGTTAATGAAGTAAAACCTTACAGTACTAATATAAGAGAGTTTATTGATAGTTACCAAAGTTTAGAGAACACATCTAGTAGTGTTGCTGACTTTGATCTTGCGCCTTATTACAATAATGTAACAGGAACAATAACACCAAGTGTTGCTACTGTTGATAGCAATCGTGTTGTTGGCGCAGATGATAATACTACAGCGTATCCTAGAAAACACTGGTTAGATAATTTAGGTTATAAAATTACTGGGATTAAAATGAGCGACTTAGGAAGCGGTTACACATTTGTTCCAACTGTAAGATTTGAAGGCGGCGGCGGCACCGGTGCAACTGCTACGGCTGTACTTGCATATGGTAAAGTAACAAAAATTATTGTTACTAATTCGGGAACTGGATATGTTAGTGCTCCTACAGTAATAATTGAAGGACCTCAAAATGAAATATTTACTACAGCCAAAGCCACTGCAATACTTGGCAACGGACTTGTACGCAACCCACACATAAGAGTTAAATTTGACAGATTAAGCGGCCAATATGTTTACGAAAATATCGCAAAACAAACAGTGCATACCGGAACAGGTGATAGTACAACTTTTAATCTTCCTTATCCAATGGATCTTAATAATTCTACTATACAAGTACTAGTTGATAACGTTGAACAGTTGCGTAGTAAGTATACGTATGCCAATGTTGAAGATAATACATCAACATACACAAGAGAAAAAGGAAGAATTATATTTGCAAAACCGCCTAAGTTAAATGCTGTAATCGAAATTAAATATCAATTACCGCTGAGTATGCTAAGTGCTGAAGATAGAATTTTACATTCTTATAACCCTAACTCAACTATGTACAGCAAAGACCTAACTCAACTAATGACAGGCATTGACTACGGAGGTGTCGAAGTACGTAGTTTTGACTTTCAAGGAGTAACAGGATGGGATTCAAAAGGTTGGTTTGTTGATCAATGGGATCAATTTGACAACACATACGAAGACCAAGTATTTACAGCAGATGGTTCTACTATTGCAGTACAATTAACTACTCCATTAGAGAACGGTGTTGTTTATAACCTTTATAAGAACAATGTACGAATTGATGATCCTAACTTTAGTTTAGGAACTGCAACTAATGTAAATGCTATTACAAACAGTATCACAGGCGACGGAACAACTGACATAATTTATGTGCAAGATTTAGGAATAAGCATAGTCGACGGTGACATATTTGTTGTAAGAAAATCAACAAGTGACGGAAGTGTGATACCAGATCCAACAGGTTATGATACTGCACTTTCCGGCGGCGATCTTCTATACACTACTGCATCAGGCACAGCCGCAGAAGATATAATTACCGACGGCGATGGATTTATATCAGAAGCAGCAATGGCAGGTCCTGAAGAACTTGTACCAGGACAAATATTTGATACATTAGATATTAAAGTGTACACTAGAGACTCGGACGGTCAAGGAAAAATAAATAGCCAAAGTTATCATATAGATACATCTGTTACAACATATGACTTAGGTATTACTCCTAGCAACATAGATTCTGTTATTGTTAAAATTAACAATACTGTACTTTCAAGAGAGTCTGGCAATTATACTATTGATTGGGAAAACGGCACAGTAACTATTGATAGTACTATTAACAGTTTTGATACAGGTAAAATTCTTAGTATTGTAACAGTGTCACAAGCTGGACAAAATATTTTAGATTACGGAGAATACAACGCAGATGGCTCAACTACTTCGTTTGAAACTAGAGTAAGATTTCAAACTGACTTAGATATTTTTGTTAGCGTCAACGGTGTAAAACAAACTGTAACATTTAATAAATCAGAGATAACTGGTAATGTTGTGTTTACGTTTAGTACTGCTCCAGAAGAAGGCAACTTAGTTTATTATTCATTATTTGATAGTAATATACAAGTAAATTACAGTCAAATGAAAAAGGATAGATTTATTGGCAACGGTACTGCTGTTAATTTTGTATTACCGTCAGCACCGTTCTATAATAAACCTACACAGCACAATTTAATTGTAAAAGTAGGAAACACTATTCTAAGTCCAGGTTATAATATACAATACACAATCCCACCGTCTGGTCAGCGTGAATTTGCATTAGAAACATTTCAACAACCACAAGGATCTCTACTTACTGAAGACATAAAAGTATTTTTAAATGGAGAAGAACTACTTACTCCGATTAGTTGGAGATTTGATATTGCAAATAGTAGTGTTGTCCTAACTGATGATGTGGGCAAAGCAGGCGATATTGTTGAAATATATGCAATCACCGACGGACAGTATACATTGTCAAGCGAAAATACTGTAACATTAAATACAGCACCGAGTGGATTTACACCAGTTGAGATATTCCAATTTAGTAATCATGATTTACTGGGTATAGAGCGTATTAATTACGATGTTGTATCAAGAGTAACATTACAGTTAGAAAATGCAGATTACACTACATACAACAGATTATCAGTAGGTGAAATTAGATTGAGAAAGCCTGCAATTGATGCAAAATATGCTTGGGTTGTTAAAAACGGAGAATTGTTAACTCCTGATACTGACTATGTATTAACAAATAATAATACTACAGTCCAGTTAGCAACTGTGCCGGAACAACTTGATCTAATTGATGTAATTCATTTTACTGCCGAAGTAAGTACTTCAAAGTTTGCATATAGGCAATTTAAAGATATATTAAATAGAACTCATTATAAGAGGCTTGATGCATCAGTAACAACATTAGAAGAACCACTAAATTACTACGATTTAAGGATTACAGTAAAGGATAGTAATTTATTAAGTGAACCAAATAAAGGACAAAATTTACCTGGTATAATTTTTATAAATGGCGAACGTATTGAGTATTTTGTTAAGGAAGGTAATTTATTGCGTCAACTTCGTAGAGGAACATTAGGAACAGGCGTTAAGGAAGTACATGCTGCTGAGTCAAAAGTGTTTGATCAGAATATAGGTAAAACTATTCCGTACATTGATAATAACATTATTCAAGATATTACAGCAGATGGTACTACGTCATTATTTGATGTAAGCTCTGCAACTGGTTCTATAAATGAATTAGAAGTGTTTGTTGGCGGTGTCCGCATGCGTAAGAACAGTATTAATTCATTTTTGCCAGTATTTGAACAAGATAGTCCAGCAGGTGATTATGAAAATCCAGCAGACGTAATATTTAATGTACAAACACAACAAATAGATTTAAAACAAGTACCAGTCGAAGGGACACGAGTTACTATTATTAAGAAACAAGGCAAAATCTGGAATGAAGGCACTAATTCTTTAGGAGAATCAGAAAATAGTATTGCAAGATTCTTACGTGCTGGAACATCTGAGCTACCTGAATAAATACAGTATAGGAAAAATTAAATGAGCGATAACATGCAAGACACAAACGGAGTATTAGTTCAGGGACATATTAAGATATTCGACCCTGAATCACAAAAGGTATACATTGACAAGCGCAATGCAATTCACTATGAAAATATGAGTATTGCACTTGCTGAAAGTTTGTCTAATGCCGGACAAGGATTTATATACGATATGAGCTTTGGTAACGGTGGCACAAGCGTCGATCCAACTGGTATTATCACGTATCTAACGCCTAATAGCACGGGCACTAATGCAACACTATACAATCAAACATATACAAAGGTTGTAGACGATAGAAGTGTTAACAATACAGACCCAGTTAGAAATAAAACTGAAATCCGTCATTTAAGCGGAACTAATTACACTGATATTGTAGTAAGTTGTCTACTTGATTACGGTGAACCAAATGGACAAGATGCATTTGATACGGCTTCGTCGCAAACAAATAACTATGTATTTGATGAACTTGGCCTGCGTAGTTATAGCTCAACTGGCACAGGAAGACTAATTACTCATGTAATTTTTCACCCAGTACAAAAATCACTCAATCGTTTAATCCAAATTGATTATACTGTTAGAGTCCAAAGTTTAGCAGGATAAGGAATAGATAATGGCATATACAATATTGTACACTGATTCCGTTAACAAAGGAACTATTGTAGTAGAAGACAACACGTTAAATCAAGAAACTTCGCTATCATATCCGGGTAAAAATTATACTGGCTACGGGACCGCAGTAAATGAAAACTTTTTACATTTATTAGAAAATTTTGCAAACAGCACATCGCCTACCAGTCCAGTTGAAGGACAGTTATGGTATGATACGTCGGCTGGAGTTGATCAACTTAAAATATACGACGGCACTACTTGGATTGCAGCTAGTGGAGTTAAAAAAGCAACTAATCAACCAGCAGTTGCAAATTCTAGTTCAGGAGACTTGTGGGTTAATACTGAAACCCAACAACTTTATTTATTTACTGGAGCAGCATGGATATTAGTTGGTCCAGACTTTAGTGACGGACTACTTACTGGAGCACAGTCTGAATCAATTGTTGGTTCTGATGATGTAACGTACAGTGTATTGTCTATAAAAATTAAAAATCAAACTGGCATAATAATTAGTTCGCAGGCATTTACTCCAAAGACTACTATTACAGGATTTACAGGCGGAATTAACGCAGGCATGAATCTTAGTGCAACTGCACTAGTAGGCACCGCCGCGTTAAAATACTACGGAGTTTCAGAAAAAGCTGAAAATCTTGTAGTTAATAATACTGTTGTTCCTGCTGCAAATTTTTTAAGAAGCGATGCAGAATCGAGTTCTAACTTCCAACTTAATATTAAAAACGATCAAGGCATTGTTGTAGGTACTAGTGGCCAACTAGGAATACAACTAGAAAATCAAAGTACAGTATTTCGACAAAATAGCGATACATCTATAATAGATTTTAGAATGCTTAATAGTACATCTTATAATACCGTATTAAGACTAGATGCTAGAGGATTTGTTGGCGTTAATAATACAGCACCTGAGTCGGCATTAGATATTAAAGGAAGTATTAAAGTAAATCAAGCATTAGGTGATCCGACATCAGGAAAAATAGAAATCGATACTACTTATAATAGTACCGATCTTCTTTCGGGAACATTTATAACCAAAGGCGGAATTGCAGTAGCGAAAGATATACAAGCCGGCGGAAACATAATTTTAGGCGGCAATGATGATAATAATGAAGCAACTGCTGGATATATATCTAGTGGTAATATATCACCTACAACTACAGGTAGATGGGATATTGGATCAACTGCATTAAAATATGATAATGTTTATGCTAATACGTATTTTGGTAATCTACAAGGTAATGTAAGCGGAACAGTCAGCGGCAGAGCAGGATCTGCAGATAGAATTGCAAGTGCTACTACGTTTGGAATAACTGGTGATGTAGCTGACAACAGTTTTGAATATGACGGCCAAGTTGGCGGCACTACAAAAACATTTAATGTACGTATTGCTAATAGTTTTATATCAAACAAGACAACTTTGCCCTTTTCAGATAACGAAGATGAAATATTGCTTAACAAATTTAGTTCATCGGGCGGATTTGACTCGGGTGTTTATAAAGTAAAGAAAAGTACTTTTTTAAGTACAATTCCTTTAGTTCCAGCAGGAGCACTTATGCCGTTTGCAGGAAGCGTTTTACCAACAGGCTGGCTATTTTGTGATGGATCTATTGTTAATATTTCTGATTATACTGTATTATTTGCAGCTATTGCATATTCATTTAAAGATCGATCCTTGTTATTACAAAACGGTGCAACAACATTTGGATTACCAGACTTTAGAGGTAGATTTGCGTTAGGTCTTGATAATATGAACGGTTCGAGTGCAAACAGAGTTGTAAATGCCGCAGCAGATGTTATAGGCGGGAATGCTGGCCAAGAAGCAACTCGTGTTAGAGATATTAACTTACCACAACATGATCATAATTTAGAAGGCGCTAGTGGAAATCAATATTATGCAATACGAGAAGCAGCAGGTGAACCTGCTGACAATAACGCAATTACCTTAACAGTTGAACCTGGTTTAGGCGGCACCCAGGGACTGGCATCAAGTGGCGGCGTTGCAGGCGGCGGAGTAACAGGCACCGGCGATTTTACAAATATTGGCACAGCAGCATCGCCAGAATTTGTAGGTGCGCCATTAGACACTATGAATCCATACTTAGCTGTTAATTATATAATCTATACTGGAAAATAAAATGAGTTATCAACTAAACAAGACAGACGGCACAATATTAACAGACTTAATTGATGGCCAAATAGATACTACTAGTACTAACCTGGTGCTTGTTGGTAGAAACTATACAGGGTACGGTGAATACTTTAATGAAAACTTTATTAAATTATTAGAAAATTTCTCCAATACAGCATCTCCGAGTAATCCATTAACTGGTCAAACATGGTGGGACAACAGTGATAAGCGACTAAAAGTCTATGACGGAACACAATGGAAAGCAAGTGGAGGCCCATTTGTGCAAACTACACAACCGCAAATGGTTGCAGGCGATTTATGGATTGACAGTCTAAATAATCAAGTATATGCATACGACGGCTCTGATCTTATTTTAATGGGTCCTTCATATACACTAACACAAGGCGAAACTGGATATAGAGTAGAAAGTATTCTTGATGCACAGAGTCGTTCTAGAACAGTTGCAAATCTATATGTAGGCGGAACACTAACAGCAGTTGTCAGCGCACTGGAATTTACACCAGTGTACAGTCAACAAATAGATGGACTAGTTACCGCAGCAAATCCTAATGGTATAATATATCAAGGATTTAACATTATTGATACTGCTAATTTTAAATTTAGAGGTATTGCATCCAGTGCAAACGCACTTGTTACAGCAGGCGGCATAGTTAGAACTGCTGACAGTTTTCTTCCATCAACTGCTAATGGGTTAACAACGGGCACTTTAACAATATCAAACTCGGGTGGTTTAACAGTTGGTGTTTCACAGAATCATGTACAAAAAATTGTAGGTCCTAGATATTATTTAGAAAACCAAATCACTGACGAAGATATGAGTATGCGTGTTAAGTCAAGTTCGTTTGGATCAATTACAGTAGATGCAATTTACGTAGATGCAAGTACTGCAAGAGTTGGAATTTTTAATAGAACTGATGCAGGCGACTTTAGACTACCTGACTACACATTGGATGTAGACGGAGATTTACGAGTAACTGGTAATCTTTTAATTGAAGGCACTACGACTAGTATTGATGTTGCTACACTGCGAATTGAAGATAAAAATATTGAAATTGCTAAGACCGCAGCAGGCGTAACACTTACTGGAATTAATGCTGACAACGCAGGTTTTATATTAGATACATCAGATGTTGGCCAAAAATTATGGACTTGGAAACAAGCACAAGATGCATGGACTACTAATGTTAACTTAGATTTAAGTGACAACACTAAAGCACTAAAGATTGGAGGCGAAAACAAATTAACAAACACAAGTTTAGTTAATATCCAAAAAGCTCCGCAATTAGATGAAATTGGAACGCTAATCAATTTAGATGTTGATAATATTAATATTAACGGTCATACAATTACAGCAGCACCGGCAAGTCCGGCAGTATTTGCAATCGTATCTAATCGTGGAATTAACATAACAGCCGCAGGCGATATTAATGTTACTGATAGTCAAAAAATTACAGGTGTTGCAAAAGCAGTTAGTGCAAGAAAAGCAGTTGAGCTTGCAGTTACTGAATCAATTGGCAGTACTGTTGCTACTAAAGAATACGTAGATGAAGAATTAGCAACTGGACCTGTAGTATTTTCATTAGACGTTACTGGTATGGGCGCGGATTCGACATTAGAAGCAAATGTTGCAACAGTTATAAATTCAATGTATCCAGCAGCTACGCTTAATACAGGTAAGATTGCAAAAATACATACAACATCATATGCAGGAGCAACAGTAACCGGCATTAACATTACTGTGTCAGAAAGTCCTGATAACACCGGTGTACTAACTAAAAATACTGTTGTAGTTGATCAAGGCGGTGTGTCAAACGCCGGCCAAGCAATACAAGATCTTGATGCTTCAAACACAGCAAGCGGTAGCGTTGTTCTTACTCCGACAAGGAAATTAATGACTTATACATCAAACGGCACAGCTTGGACGCACATAAGCACAACTGAACCGTATTCATTTTAATTGAATAAATACTAATAATAGCACTAGGGGTTTACAAGCAATGGCTTATCAAATAGACAGATATAACAACACACTGTTAACAACAGTGGAAGACGGTACAGTTGATCAAACAACTGACCTTAAATTTATAGGTAAAAACTATGCAGGATATGGAGAAATTCAAAATGAAAATATGTTATTTTTACTTGAGAACTTCTCCGGTACTGTTGCGCCACCTCGGGCGCTAACCGGTCAACTTTGGTATGACACAACCAGCGCCAAATTAAAATTTTATGACGGCAATACATGGAAAGCATCAGGCGGAGCAACAGCAACTAGTACACAGCCAACAGGATCGTCAAATGGAGATTTTTGGTGGGACAGTGCAAACAACCAATTATATGTGTATAACGGAAGTACTTTTGATCTTATAGGCCCGCAAAACTCAGGTGAAGGCCTAACACAAATGCAAAGTGTAGATATACTAGGGCAAGATGGCAGTACTAACAGTGTTATTACTACAACCCTTAATGATGTAATTATAGCTATTGCAAGTAACAGTACTGCATTTGATATTGATGCTAGTAATACTGTTACTGGATTTACTAAAATTAATAAAGGGTTAAATCTAGTTAATACTCCAAGTACTGGAGCAAATCTTGGCATTACAACAAGTGAACATAGATTACACGGAACTGCAACAGCAGCAGAAAAAATTGTTGTTTATGATGTGAATGGCGCTATTACTAAAGTTATAGATGCATCAGAAGTAGTCACAACAACTTCAGGTACAGCAAGCGTATTTAATGAAGAAACTAAATTTAAAAGTAATACAGGTATAAAAATAGGAGCCACTGATCAAATATCTATAAGTTTTGATCCTGTTACAAATTCAGCAGTAATAAAAAATTCTAATGGCGCAAGCAGTAAAATATTACTCCAAACAACTAATTCATTAGGTGCAGTAACTACAATAGCTGACGTTAATATACTTGGTATTATGCCTGGTATCACTGAGACATATGATATTGGGTCATCTACTCTACTTTGGAAAGACATATATGCTCAAAAATTTAAAGGTGTTGCTGATAAAGCTGATCAATTAAAGTACGGAACAGACAAATATGCAGTAGGAAGCGATTTATTATCAAATAATACTGTTGCTGTTAGAAATGCTGATGGCAACATAGTTGCTAACTTATTTGTTGGTACAGCAACAAGTGCAAGATATGCTGACTTAGCAGAAAAATACACAACAGAAACAGAATTGCCAGCAGGTACAGCAGTAGCAGTATGCACACATGAAGATCATGAAGTAGAACCAGCAAGTGCAAGTAATCACTGCATTGGTGTTGTTTCAACTGATCCAGCATATATGATGAACAGTGAAGCAGAAGGACAATACATTGGACTTAAAGGACGTTTACCTGTAAGAGTAAAGGGCGCAGTTAGAAAAGGCGATGCAGTTTACGCAATAGCAGATGGAGTAAGTACAACACTTGCAACATCAGCATTAGTAGGTATTGCACTTGAAAGTAATAGCAATGAGGGCGAAAAGCTAGTAGAATGTGTACTTAAGGTATAAGGAACCCAAATGGCAAATATTACAGCAGCACGAATTAACAACCTACAAAATAGAATTTCATTAATTCATGGTCAAGGCGCTGGGCAAAATGGATATGGGCAAACTCTTGCAAGCAGCCAAGTTAGTTCAGTTGAAAGTGAAGTTAAAGCTGACGATCTTAACAATATATATGTAGATATTTTAAATGCTAGAGTACACCAAGTTGGAGTCGGCGGCCTTGGAGTTAACTCAATTGATAAAGTAGTAAGTGGATCGAATACAGTAGCTCAAGATACAAGTGCATTTTTAAGTGACAATGGACTACTTACAGATGATCCAGACGGGTTTAAAAAAGGTATTGCGGATTACGAAGCTTTAATGACTCTAATTGAAGAACAAAAATTTGTATTATCTCCGTTGCAATCAGAGCAATCACTTAAATTAACTGATATAAGATCAGCAACATGGAACGGATTAATTTATCAATTATTTACTGTAACATTTAATGATGCAGATCACAGACGTCACTTTTTTAACAGTGGTGGCCAAATAAGAATAGCAGCATCTAATTCTGCTGCAAGAACACAAAAGGGACTTGACTGGGCGCAATTACTTGGACAAGTTGGAACAGTTTCATTTAGTTACAGCAATACTACAGCAAACGCCACTCAAGTATCTACTGTAGGTAACTATGATCTTACAACATCGTACCAGCAAATTTATTACAAAGCAGGTACTGGGTATACAAGTCCTATATACGAAAATAATACTTTTAAAATTAACGCTAGAGAAGTATCAGACAGTAAAATTGAATTTAAAATTGAATTTAATGATACTGTTTTCGACAATGTAGTTGACAACAATGTAGATGGAAGACTTGAAAGTAATGTGCAGTTATACATTGCTAAAGGAAACTATGTATCTGTTGAAGATCCTACATTTTCCATCACAACATCAGTATCAGGATTTGACTCTCCTGCAGAGATTAATAAGAGCCCAGAATATTCTATTGGAGTTGACTTAGCAAGGAATCAATACGAAATTGAAAACCTAAACGGACAGCAATATGCAAGTGTAGATTATGTTGTAAATGCAGTAAACGTACCGTATCCGATTACATTGTATTGGGATACCGAAACTGTTAGCGGCAATGTAACAGCGGCTGATTTTGATGATAACACACTATCAGGAAGTATTACAATTACCGCAGCATATACACAAGCTGAACGAACTATTAATAGAACACTTTTAGCTGATAACTTTACTGAAGGTACTGAAAGTTTTAGATTAAGGTTATACACAGATGCGTCACTGTCAAGTTTTGTTGACTCGACCGGAGTTGTTACAATAGTAGATAATTCTGTAGGTGTTACACCTGCGCCTACGCCTACATATTCAATAACATCGTCAACGTCTACAATATCTGAAGGAAGCTCTTCGACATATACTGTATCTACTACTAATGTACCTAATGGTACATTATATTGGACAACTACGGGCTCTGGCATAACTGCTGGAGATTTTACTGATGGTACGCTCAGCGGGACAGTTACTATGACTAGCGGTTCTGGTACATTTACTCGTACTACTAGAGCAGATGTAACAACTGAAGGTTCAGAAGTATTTGACATACAACTAAGAACAGGCTCAACTAACGGTACAGTTGTACTAACAGCAGGCAATGGTGCAGCAACGTATATATCAGATACTTCACTAACACCGCCATCAGCAACTTTCTTATCCAACAGCGGCACGTCAGTAACTGCTACTCAAGCAGGGATATACAAATGGACTGCTCCGTCTCACATTGATAGTGTAACTGTATATTCAGTCGGCGGAGGTGGCGCAGGTTATACTAATGGCGGAGGCGGCGGCGGAGGCGGCGGCTACGGATCTAGTACGATCTCAGTAATTCCTGGACAAACATATGATGTAGCAGTTGGAGTAGGCGCAGGTAATTCAGCAGGCGGAAATACATATTTTAAAACATTAAACACTGTGTCAGGCAGAGGCGGCAGTCAAGGCTCGTATGTCTCTAATAATACTCAACTATCACCAGGTGCATCAGGTGGCGGCTTTGTTGGAACAAATGGCGGCAATGGCGGAGCTGGCGGAGCAGGCTATTGGACCTATGGCGGCGGTGGTGGCGGAGGTGCCGGCGGTTATGCAGGCAATGGCGGCACAGGCGGCACAGGCGGTCGATCAATATCTGGAATAGCAGCAACTAACGGAACAGCAGGCACAGGCGGTGCAGGCGGCGGCGGCGGCGGAGGCGGCAGCGTTAGTCCTAGTTACGGCGCAGGCGGTGGCGGCGGCGTAGGTGCAGGCGGAATTAATAGCGGAAGCGGAACTTTTGGAACAGCTAATGGTGCTTATGGCACAGGCGGCGCAGGCGGATCGTTAGGAGCTAATGGAGCCACTGGTACCACCACAGGCGGCACAGGCGGCAACTACGGAGGCGGAGGCGGAGCATCGGGAGGCAGCGCAGGCGGAGCAGCACCAGGTGCTAGCGGCGCAATTAAGTTAACATGGGATGCAGTACCTGCACCGACACCTACAATAGTTCCTGCAATATCTACTTCTTCTAGCAACCTACAATTTACATCACCTTCTGGAGTAAGACCAAGCCCGCAGCGTATTACATTTACATCAAACGCAGCAGTAACAGTAACAGGTATATCAGTTAGTCAAAGTAGTGCATCTGCTACAAGTATTGATTATACAGGAGCCTTAGGGGTACCAAGCGGTGTTGCTAACTTCTCAGTTACTCCGAGCTCGAGTAAATATATAGACGTTACATTTTATAGATTTGGAAGTTCAGGAACATCAACACTAACAATAAGTACAACCGCAGGCACAAAAGTTGTACAACTTAATTGGACAGCAGAAGTAGTTCAAACTCCGACATACAGCATGACTGTAGATAGCGGTCGAGCTGGATATCCAACAGTAGGTAATGAAACAACATATTCGGCATTTGTATACACAGTAACAACTACTAATGTTCCAAACGGAACAGTACTATACTGGGTTAATAAACAAACATTTTCACCCGCACCTATTTCTGCAAATGATGTTAACGGACTCACTGGAACAGTTACAATTAGTAATAATTCAGGATCATTTACTAGGACAGCAGTAGCCGACGCTACAACTGAATCAGGTACAGAATTTTTTGGAACAGAATTAAGAACTGGAAGTGTCGCAGGCCCAGTAGTCCGAACGGCAATTTATGCTGCTATACAAGACACATCTTTAACCCCAGCAGCACCAGTACCGACATATAATCCATCAATAAGTCTACCTACATCAGTAACAAGAGGCGAAACGTTTGCTTATGCTATTAACGGTGGAGCACCAGGAACAACATGGACAGCTAATAACGGAATATCAGAAGCTACAGGAACTTTTGACAACAGCGGTGATTTTTCAGGAACTACTGTAATTAATAGCGCAGGATCTTACACTTATGTTGTAACCTATTCCGATCCTACATCGACTACAGACACGTTTAATATTACAGTAGTTGATCCAGAACCAGTATCACAAGATACTCCTGTAACAGTTAGCCCTACAAGTAAATCAATTGAAATTAATCCAGGCACACAAATTGCAGCAGCTAGTTTTGTAGTTACTAATCCAACTGATGAGACCCTTAATATAAGTGTACAAGAGATTAGTAGACTAACAGGAACAAATACAGGTATTTCAGCTCCAAGCTTTGTACTTGCTCCGGGTGCAACTAGGCGTGTAGGAGTAGCCGGCAATACTAGTAATTTAAATGCAAACACATATACATTTAATTTTGGTATTCTTGCAGCGGGTTACCCAGGAACATATCCTACATTTTCTCTAGTACTATACAGACAATAATATAAAAAATAGTAGTGGGTATTTTTTTAATAAATACACAGTATATTTAAATTAGAGAGATTGCATGCCCACTACTATTTTAGCTACCCGATTTAATAATCTGCAAGACAGACTTGAAGCTGTACTAGGCACGTCAGGTTCTGCAGCTCCGACATTTGGATACGGGCAAACACTTAACGCAGCATTAGATGTTGCTGGAACACGGTCAAACACAATCCCAAACTCGGATAAGATTTCAGCGCAACAATACGAAGACTTGTATATTGATATTGTTCGATGTAGAGCACATCAAGTTGGTGCCGCAGCAGTTACTATAGATGATTTTGTAATTGGTGATTTTGAAACTAATGCAGCTAACACTGATAAAGTAGAAGAAGCATACATTAGTGCTCTTGAGTCATTAATGACTACTATAGAATTAGATCGCTTTGATATTGATATTACAACGCAAGCATCAACAACGACTCTAACAACATCAGCTAACACTCCGATATCAAGTACATATTATACTAATGTAAGCGGATCATGGACTAGCTTTCTTAATCAAATATTTACTGTAACATTCCCTACTGTAGAAGATCGCAGGCATTTCTTTAACGCAGGCGGCGAAATACGATTTAATGCTCAAGTAGCATATACAGGAGCTCAACAAAAGACAGCTGATTGGCAATCTTCTATGGCTGCTATGGGAGTTGTTAGTTTCACAGCAGATGATACTTACAGTAATTCTAGTGTAGGATCTGCAAGTAACATTGGTAATAACTCCCTAACGAGTACATATCAATTATGTTATAGAAAAGATGCCGGCACAACATATTCACAAAGTGCATATGAATTATATGCATTACAAACCGGTACACGTACAATCCAGTTTAAAGTATTATTTACAGATCCAAACCCAGGAGGCTACTCTATAGATGAGCCGCTATATGGAGATTGGACTAGTAGTGCTTCGTTATTAGTTCCAGACGGCACTGTTACTATTAACGGATTATCACATAACACTGTAGTAATAGAAGCTGAACAGTTGCCTTCGGGTAGTAATATTGTTAATCTAAGTGCAAATACACCTCCAGTTCCGTCATATAGTCTATCAAGGTCGGCAACATTAGCAAGTGAAGGAAGTTCGGCAACAATAACATTAGTAACTACAAATGTTTCTAATGGAACGACTATACCGTATACAATTACTGGAGTAACTACAAGTGACATAAATGTTCCGCTGCAAGGATCTTTTGTAGTAGGAACTAATAATACAGTAACTATTACTTTTGCTAATGATCTATTAACTGAAGGAACTGAGACTCTTACACTAGCATTAAATAATGGAGCATCTACTATTAGTGTAAATATTAACGATACTTCGTTAACGCCGCCTGCTGCTGGCACATTATTAAATCAATATTGTAGTGGCGATGATTTATACGGGACTTATGCAAATGGATCAGGCGGAACTTATAATCAACTAATTGAAGCAAATAGTGCAACGTGTGGTTGGGTTCCACCGTTTACATTTACTATATCTCCATCATCTTATTCTATACAAAACACTGCATGGGACATTGGCGATGTTGTAATTAACACAACAGCAACTACTAATATTACAATTACAGCACCATCTGGTGTTCGATCGGGAGTAGTAACAGTTCAAGAAACCGCTAGGCCATCGGCATGGGAAGTGTCTGTTGACGATGTATCAAGTGCTACAACTGCTACTAAAAATTATAATCTTGCAGCAGGACAATCGATTACTGTTCCGATTAGTGTTACACCGACCTCAATCTTAGACTTTGCTTCTGTAAATAGACAATTTCATTTCACAATCCTTGAAGCTACTGGAGCCGGCCCATCTTATAAAGTATATTGGACAGGTGCAGGTGTACCTGTGCCACTAACGCCAAATATCAACACTACGCTTAATGTTGATAAGGTAATAGGCAACGAAACTACTTCTAATACATTTACATTTAGCGGAACAGTAACAGGTTGGGAGTCAACCACTGGCTCAGTATCTTGGCAACAAGTTGGCGATGAGATGAATGCCAATGATTTCATCAACGGTACAACCGGCACAGCACCGGTTACTATCACTAACAGTCCTAACACAGGTGATGGCACATACTCATTTACACGATCTATAAGAGCTGACTCAACAACAGAGGGTACGGAACAATTTGGAACTAGGACATATTTGGCAAGCAGTCCAACTACTCAGTCTCAAACTAGAATAGTTAGTGTTGATGATACAAGTCCAAACCCTCCAGTTGAAGCGCAATTTTCCAGCGGGAGATTTGGCAATGCTCATACATTTAGTATAGCCCCAACAGAAACTACAACTTGGACTACAAGCGTGTCGTTAACTAGTGCGCCGGATAATACAGCAGTTGAGCTTACTGTCTTAATAGCAAGCTGGTATAATACATGGAACGTTACTATAAACGGAAGTGCCGTTGCTGTTGCCGGCGGCGGAGCAAGGCATACGTTTAGTATAACACCTAGCCAATCTGAAACAATAACAATATCTGTAACTGCTACAAATGGTCCAAACACACCTGCTGCAGATGTGTTTGGACAGCTTTACTTGTACCAGGGATCTGGCACAAGCGGATCCCCTATACTTGATAGACATTATTTTACAGGAACAACAACAGCTTGGGCTGCGCCAGTTATTACAAGTGCAGGATTTAGTCCTCCAAGTCCAGTAGTCGGAACTCCTGCAACATTATATTACCAATCTTCAAATGCCACACAGGTAGATTATCTTATCACAGGTAATGCTTTGCCCGATGGCCTTGCAGTAACTTATGATAACGGATTAACACCAGATGCTCTTTATGTCAATGCAAATACTGACTATGTTACATTTACAGATGAAGGCACTGCGAATTGGCAAGTTATTGCAAGCACACCAGACGGGCAAACTGCTATAGCAAGCGGGCAACTTACAACAACACTTATTGAACCTGTTTTTAGTGTAAGCCTTCCTAACGGAACTTCGTATACTGAAGGTGATACTATTACATTCTCCTTAAGATATAAGAATGCTACTGCTAGTACACAATCTTTGAGATTCTATAGAAATCCAAGTATAGGTGATCCAGTTGGGTCTGAATATTCCACTGGTGGCAACGGAATTACATTTAGTGGATTAAGTACAGCACAGGATAATGTATTCCGTACTGCTACAGCAACTATTACATCAGTAGTTGATAGCAATATTGAAGGAACTGAAAGTTTTAAATTATCGGATGAAACTGGTGTTCCTTCTTATGCAACATGGACACTTACAGATCAACCAATAGCTAACACTTTTGTAATTACGCCAAGCTCAGTTCCAGTTGGTTCTCTGTTTACCTTTAATTCCACAGGCACACCAAACACAACAGTAACATATACCGCAGCATCAGTACCTAATTATAATCAAGTTGGCAGCACTTATACATTAAATAGCAGCGGCTCATATACTCGAAGCTCACTGCACACATTACCAGGTGATTTTACATATGTTGGCACGTTCCCCGTTGGATCGCCGAGTACTGCTACAGCAACCGTAAAAATATGTCCAGTATTATCAATATCAATGGCTAGCTCAGCGCTACCAGGAGATAGTGTAGCAGTAACAATCAGTGGTGGCTATCCTGGAGGCACGTTCTCCTGGGGACAAAATGGTGCAATGGGTCCTTTTCCAGCATTAAGCTTTAACGGCAGCGGAGTTGCATCATTTAACTTTACTGCAGGTTCTCCAGCAACTTATACATACACAGCTACAGAAAACTTCTGTAGCGGAACAGCTTCAGCTTCAATAACTGTGCAACAAGTATATACTCCGACTGCATCAGTATCTCCACCAAGTCCTTACATAAATGAACTTACTACGTTAACTGTCTCGGGAGGCCGCCCGGGCGGCAGCTTTAATATTACAGGACCTCATCCTGTATCTGGTGTTAGTTTTAATAGCGAAGGAAGATATACTGTATCAAGTGCTTATTCTACAGCTGGCACTTTTAACTATGTTATAGCTGTTCCTTCTCCGGACACTAACGGTGCGTTTTCAGTAGTAGTTCAAAATGAGCCACCGCCGCTACTAACGCCTAATCTTACCTTAATTCAACCAAATACATATGAACCAGTCAGCGGGTTAATCACTGGAGCGTTACCAAACAGTTCTTACGCCTGGGCTTCAACAAACAATGCAGCTGGCGGCGCCGCATCTAGCGGCACGTTAGACGGTGCCGGCAATGGAACATTTAGTTATACACGGAGTGACAATACTTTGTCTACGTATGCTTCTGTTTCGTTGGGCAATATAGCGTCTTATGCCGCAGGGTATAACTCTCTTAATTATACACTAGCAGGAATAGCTGCGCCGGTTGAAGTGCCAGTACCGACGATTATTTGGAGCCCTAGTTCGGCAATTCTTAACACTACTAGTGTTACTTTGAGTTGGAATGCAGGCGCTGGTGCTACTAGTGCATCGATTGTAGTAGTAAATCCCCTCGGCGAGATTGCTACTCTAACGGGGCTAACTGGAAGTGAAACTGCTCCACTAGGAGTCGTGGGCCAATGGTCAGCTGATATAACAGCGATTAATTCAGCAGGACAAGGGTATGCTGAAGCAGCGATCAATGTAAGCCCTCAAGCCCCAACACCTGATCCAATAATACAGTTCCTGTCGGCTACATACACAGTTGGTGAAACTATTCAGGCAGCAGTTAATCCGGATAGTGCCGGCGGAACATATAGTAGTGTTAGTTATATACGAGACCCTAGCAATACTTTTATAGCATCTTCCCAATCAATAAGTCCTCACACACTTAGTGCAACTGCTACTACTACTGGAACACATACAGCAGGTATGCTAGTATTGTATAGAGGAAATTCCAATGAACAACTGTCAGTAGCAGCCACGCCTGACTTGACATCGGTATCAGCAGCGCCAGCAGCTGGAACAGTGCTTACTTCTAACTGTAGTGGAACTACATTAGTTCAGCAAATAGCTGACGGCAGCGGTGGATCGAATAGAGTCGAAACACCAAACAGCCCAACATGCGGATACGTAGCGCCGACACCGCCGCCAGTAATTAATTCTTTTTATTGGAGCCCGTCGTCGATAGAAGTAGGTGATTCTAATACACTGTATTGGGATGTTACAGGCGCAACATCAATAGTAGTAACTGGTGATACTGGAACCTACAGTTTAGGACCATCAGGCACACGGGCAAATGGACCGTATCTTAGCGCCGGAAACTTTAATACAACATTAACAGCTTCTAATGCAGGTGGCACTGTTACTGATACTGCTCCGATTACAGTAACAGCACCAGCTCCGCTAGCACCGAGTATTAGTTTTGGTCCTCAAGTTGGAATTATTAATGTTACCCAGTATACACTGACGTGGACTGCAAACGGAGTAAGCCCTGCAAGTATAGTTGTTACAGCTGCCGATGGTGGAACTACTACATTCAGTGATCTTACTGGTAGTTATACAAGCACATTAGGAGTCGTAGGTATATGGTCAGCTACTATAACAACTGCTGGCGGCACAGCTTCTGCATCAGTCACAGTTAATAATGCTCCTGAGGTACCACCGGCTGTTGGCACACTATTAAGTACATATTGTGTTGGTACAACACAATGGGGCATTTACTCCGGCGGCTACGGTCCAGACACATACGCAATTATTCAAACAAATAGTATATCTTGTGGATACACACCCCCACCGCCAGCAGCTGGAACAGTGCTTAGTTCTAACTGTAGTGGAACTACATTAGTTGAGCAAATAGCCGACGGAAGCGGCGGATCAACTACACGTACTACAGCAAACAGCCCAACATGCGGATATACTCCACCACTAAGCTACCCTGTAACAATAAGTGTATTTGTAGGACCGTATAACGGGTCAACATCATTATGTACAGCTTATTTTACTGGAACTCCGGGTGCTTCTTATGGATGGGCCCTGGGCGGCGGCGGCAGCGGTGGCGGCACTTTCAATTCTTCCGGTTCTGACTCAATTAGTGCAGCATTGCCCGCAGGCACTTATTTCGGCGCAATCTACAGCGGTGGACAGTCTGATTCAACAAGCTGGACTGTAGGTGGCATCGCTGATTAAAAAGTAAGCCAGATATAATTTGACAAATCTCTAAAAGTGTTATATACTATTATATAATACAAGGAGATCCTCTATGGACGAACGTCTAGAAAAAGCAATTGATTTTTCAAATTACATAGTTACCCTCAACAATCAAAAACGTCTGTTAAACGAAGAATATGAAGAAAATTTATTACACTACTTCGACGGTGGCCAATTTACTATTACTAAAGAGTTAATTACATTTGTTGGCTTACTAGTAAATGCTGAAAATACTGAAGATGTAGTTCTAACAGACGATAACAACATTCCGATTAAAATTGAAGACCTTGCTAAATTCTATGAAGATGTGATGGATTGTTATTTTTCTGCATCTAATAGGTATCATACAAAATATAACATTTTAAAAAAACAACGTTCAGTTGAAGCGTTAGTAGGAATAGACATTGACTAAAGGCGCATTGCTTATTGCAAGAAACAACGGCGAACTTGATTATGCCAAGCAAGCAGTTTTCTTAGCTAAACGAATTAAACAACATCTTAATATACCTACAAGTGTTATTACTGATAGTGTTGACTATATAAACGGCTCATTAGAGCACACAGTGTTTGATGAAATTATAGCTATTGATTATAATACAGACGATAACAATACTAGAAAATATTACGACGGCACTCTTGCATCTAAAACACTTAATTTTAAAAATAATTATAGAATAAATGCATACGATCTTAGTCCATATGATGAAACATTATTATTAGATACTGACTACATTATTTCTAATGACTTATTTAAGTCATGTTTTGAAAGTGCAAGCGATTTACAAATGTTTTCAAAATCGCAAGATGTTGCAAATATACGAGATAGTAGAGAGTTTACACACATAAGTGAGTATAGTGTTGACTTCTACTGGGCAACTGTTGTATTTTTTAGAAAAACATCTAACAATGAATTATTTTTTAATTTAGTAAAACATATACAAGATAATTGGAGTCATTATGTATCTGTATATCAATTATCTTCAAGCTTGTTTAGGAATGACTTTGCATTTAGTATTGCAATTCATATATTAAATGGATTTATGACAGGCGACTACGTATCGCCTTTACCAGGAAAGCACATGTATACAACAGACAAAGATATATTGTGGAAATTAGCAGACGATAACTTTATATTTTTAGTCGAAAAAAAGGATTATGTGGGAGAATATACTGCTGTAAAAACACAAGGACAGAGTATACACGTAATGAATAAGTTTAGTTTAGAACGGATAATTAATGATGAACAAAACTAAGGGAATAGTAGTACTTGCACAAAACAACGAGACTACTGACTATGTTCAACAGGCTTGTCTTTTAGCATTAAGTTTAAAATTTACTAATACTAATTGTAAAATTAGTATTGTAACTAATGATAACATTTCTGCAATTTATAAAAATCTATTTGATGAGATTATCAGTATTCCGTGGGACGACTCAGCAATAGACACTGAATGGAAAATTGAAAATAGATGGAAACTTTATCACTGTTCTCCGTATGATCAGACTATAGTAATGGACACAGATATGTTGGTGCTCCAAGATATATCAACCTGGTGGACTTTTTTATCTAACTACGAAGTATTTTTTACTACCAAGGTACATACTTATCGCGGCGACGAAGTTACTGGAGATTATTATAGGAAAGCCTTTGTAAATAACAATTTGCCAAATTTATATAGTGGCTTTCATTATTTTGAAAAATCAGACTTTGCATTAGAATTTTATACATGGTTAGAATTAGTAGTACAAAACTGGCAAAAGTTTTATGAAATTTTTATTAAACATGATAAACCTACGCAGTGTAGTATTGATGTATGTGCTGCAATTGTTACACTTATTTTAAATTGTGAAGATAAAATTTCAAACAAGATTGTAAAATTTCCATCCTTTACTCATATGAAACCTAACATACAAAATTGGTATTCTAACAAAGATAAATGGCAAGATTGTGTAGGTACATATTTTAATAATAATGCTGGACTTAAAATAGGCAATTACCAACAAACAGGAATATTGCATTATACAGAAAACGATTTTGTAAAGCCACACATGTTATTTTCTTATTATAAGGAATTATATAATGACAACTGATACTTTGCCAGCATTTTTTAAAACTTTATCAATAGATTCAGCTAGTAACGATACTAAGTTTGTATATTATCACAAAGCAACTGGAGAGATTCAGAGAATTTCTAACATTAGCTTTCTTGAAGAAGGTTATGAGTGTTTAGAAGTCTCGTCGGATAAAGTAACTGATATTTTATTAGGAAAAAAAGATTTATCTAGCTATAGAATAATGTTTAATATTAAAACACGAGAATTAGAACTCCAAGAAAATTCTCCTCATAAGATAGTAAATATTACTGATAAATTACATAATGTGCCTAAGTATTCACGTGACGCTGATTTAATAATCAAATGCGGCACTAAGAATTGGACAGTTTGCCTTTCTCCTCGGCATCAAGATTATTTTAGATCAATGAAGTCAGTGGTTGATAATATACGATTTAGTTTTAGTATTACTAAAAAGAATGATCCTAATATATTAATTGATATGTTCAAAATTGAATTATACGATTTATTATCTAACCCAGAAGTTGACATTAGTGAACAGATTAATATTCCTAAAAATATGGACAATGTTAGTATATACACTTTTAAATATTTTGATACTTACAGCTATGAGATTATAAATGAATAAATTTAGAGTTACAGACTATGATATTATATATCTGTCGTACGACGAACCTAATGCAGAACAAAACTATGCAGATTTGTGTAAGAAAGTACCTTGGGCAAAGCGTGTACACGGAGTAGAAGGTAGTGATGCAGCACATAAAGCCTGTGCAGAATTAAGTGAAACAGATAGATTTATTACAGTAGACGCCGACAATATTGTTAGACAAGATTTTTTAAATCAAACACTAGATTTTAACGAGCATGGCGACTTAAAAAATACCGTGATTAGTTGGAAGGGCCGTAATGAAATAAACGGATTAATGTACGGCAACGGTGGACTTAAATGTTGGCCTAAGAAGTATGTGTTAAATATGCGTACACACGAAAACGCTGATCCAAATAATAAGCATGCTCAAGTAGATTTTTGCTGGGATGCGCAGTATATTCAAATGAATAGTTGTTACTCAGATGTGTACAATAATCATACCTCCCAACAAGCATGGAGAGCGGGATTTAGAGAAGGAGTAAAGCTTGCTACTGACCAAGGCTTGCGTCTTACTCCGGACACTCTTAAAAATAATCACTGGCGCTGCTTACATTGGCTTTACATTTGGACTATGATTGGTGCAGATATTAAAAATGGTCTATGGGCTATATATGGCGCTAGAGAAGGATTGTACATGTCAATGTGTACAGACTGGGATTATGTACAAGTAAGAGACTTTAAATATTTAAACGAGTATTGGGATAAAACAGTTAGCGTACACATACATGATGGAAACTTGTTAGAATCAATTCAACGGCTAGGTAACAGCCTTATTGATGAGTTAGACATTCCTATTTCAGTAAATCCATTAGATGCACAACAAAGTAAGTTCTTTAAAGCAGTGTATGAGCATCCGGCAAGGACTAACAATCTAAAATTTATTGATAAGGAATAATCATGAGTAAAAAATCAGCAAGAAAATCTGGTTTATTAAAACGCAGTACTAATTATAAAATTCCTTTATTTGTTTCAGGCCAAGGTCAAAATAAATATACAAACATATACGACGACTGGACCAATGTAGAAAGATTTTTCTTCCCACAGAAAGATCACGAAGGGTATTTTGGTCTGTTCGGAAAACCTTTTTTTAGAATTTTTACAGATAGAATAACCCAAGAAAAATACTATTTTCCTATTATTGTTAGTATATCCGGTATTAGTAGCGTTATAGGCCAGCATATTTTAATCCCAGGATCTGTTCTTAATGATATTCAACAAAAAAAATGTAAAATACTTGTTGTGTGTCCTTATGAAGGATGGAACTGGCATTATTGGCAAGATCTAATAGATACAATTATAGATAAGTATTCATCATTATCTTCTGATGATTTTGTTGTTATAAACGGAAATTTATCAAAAAATACTACTATTAAATCAGTTTATTTTAATTTTTTTGAACGTCAAACTATGTACGAAGATTTAAATAGTTTCCAATATGCAGGAACTGATAAGATATTAGAAGGCGATTCAAGAGAACACAAATTTTTATATTTAAATCGCAGGCCTCATCACTTTAGGATTGCAGCAGTTAGCTTACTATATAGTAAAAGGCATCAAGGATTAATGAGCCTTGGTCTAAATGGGCAAATGGGTGATAATTATTTTGAAAATCAAGAAACTATATTTAAAACCCAATTACCAACAATATACAAAACATACCAAAATATTAATTTAAAAAAGTCGTTACCATTAGTAATAAAAGACGGAATAGATGCAGAAACAGAAAATCCAGTTATTGACAAGCGTGTAGATAAATTTTATAATTCCTATTTACACATAGTAGCAGAAACATATCAGGATTACTCGATAGACAGATCTTTTTTTAGTGAAAAGATTTTTAAACCTATAATGTTTATGCAACCATTTGTTATTGTAGGAGAAGCGTTTGCATTGCAAAATTTAAAAAGTTTAGGTTACGCTACCTTTGATAAGTTTATTGACGAATCGTATGACACAATAACTAACAATGAACAAAGAATGTACGCATGTATTAAAAGTGCTAAAGATTTTTTTAATAAACCTTCTAAAGAATTAGACAATATACTCATTGAGATGTTGCCAATTTTAACACATAATATATGTCATTTACAATATAGATGTCAAACTTATGATCTTTCAATTAAACACCAATTGCTAGAGTTATTACATGATTAAAAAAAGACTTATAACTTTTGGATGTTCGTATCCTTTTGGACAAGGATTACCTGATTGTATCGGACGCAATAACAATGAACCTGGGAAAACAGCAAGTCATCAAGCATTTCCTGCACTAATAGCAAATGCAATAGATAGAGAAAATATAAATTTATCTGTTCCTGGATCGAGTAATAAAGCTATGGTTTATAGATTACAAAAATTTAAGTTTGAAATCAGTGATATTGTACTATTGAATTGGACTCATGCTGAAAGAAGTTGTGTTATAAATAATAACACTGCAAGTATTATAGGACCTTGGTGTCCAGATAAAAAATCTAAAATTTTTTATAAACAATTTAGTACAAACGAAGAAATAGAATTTAATAATAAAATATTTATATCTTGGACAAATTATTATCTTGCACAATGCGTTACTCAAATAATTAATACTAAACCTTTTAATTATACAGGCGACACTGCAAGTAATTTTAAATCTAATAATGTAGAATTTTTAGATAACACTATAAATGATTATAGAACAGATCACGCAGCAGATGGCTCGCATCCAGGGATTAAAAGTCATCAAGCATATGCAGATTATATATTAACTGTATTGGAAAGAAACTAATGAAAATAGGATTTATAGGTACAGGCAAGCTAGGCATGCCATGTGCAGAAGCAATTGCTAGTAAAGGACACAACGTTACATGTTATGATGTTGCAAAGCGTACTAGTCACCAAGTAACAATCATGCCTACAATTAAAGATGCAGTAGAAGGCAGAGACATTGTATTTGTTGCAGTGCCTACTCCACACGATCCAGACTACGATGGCAGAGCACCAACAGCACATTTAAATCCAAAAGACTTTAATTACGATATTGTAAAAGATGTATTAGCAGAAGCAAACAAGCACATGACACAAGATCAATTGCTTGTGCTTATTAGTACAGTATTGCCCGGCACAACACGCAAGCAGTTTGTTGACCTTGTTCCTAACACACGCTTTGTATACAATCCTTACTTAATTGCAATGGGCAGTGTAGCATGGGATATGGTAAATCCAGAGATGGTTATGATCGGCACAGAAGATGGAAGTGCAACAGGCGACGCAGAACAACTTGTAGACTTTTATAAAACTATAATGGAAAATAATCCACGCTATGAGATTGGTACTTGGGACGAGTGCGAGTGTATCAAAGTATTCTACAATACGTTTATTAGTGCTAAAATAGGTCTTGTAAACATGATACAGGATGTAGCGCAGCAACAGGGCAACATTAACGTAGACGTTGTTACAGACGCTCTAGCTAAGTCTACGATGCGTATTATGGGTCCACAGTATATGAAAGCAGGCATGGGTGATGGAGGTGGGTGTCATCCACGTGACAACATTGCACTACGCTATATGGCAAACGAACTTGGCTTAGGATACGATTTATTTGACAGCATCATGAATGCCAGAGAAATACAAGCAAAGAACATTGCATTAGAACTAGTGCAACATGCAAACGAACATAATATGCAGATTGTTATTCATGGCAAAGCATACAAGCCAAACGTAGAGTATTGCGATGGTAGTTACAGTTTACTAATTGGTCATTACTGTGAAGAGCAAGGCTTTGAACCTGTGTATGTAGATCCACTAACAGGCGACGAGTATGATCCAACAGAGACTTGTGTATTTTTACTAGCACACAGCGCAAGTACTACATACAAGTACACTGGCAAGGATAGTGCAGACAAATTGTATTGCGATATTCCCAACGGTAGCATAGTAGTTGACCCTTGGCGCTCATATGTAAATCCAAATTGCACAGTAATCCATTACGGAAACACTAGACAATTAACTAAAAAAGTGTTATAATAAACTATGTATGATATAGTATTCATAAGTTATCAGGAACCTAGTGCAGATGCTAACTATGCTGCACTCAAAGCACGGTTTTCTATGACTAAACGTGTACACGGAGTTAAAGGAATACATCAAGCACACATAAAAGCAGCAAAGAAATGCTTTACTAAGATGTTTTGGATCGTAGATGCTGATGCAATAATTATGGACGACTTTAACTTTGATTATGTTGTTCCTAATCACCAGTTAGATCATGTACATGTATGGAGAGCAAAGAATCCTATTAATGGATTAGAATATGGTTACGGAGGAGTAAAGTTATTTCCTCGGCAGATGACAGTCGATATGGATACAACTAAACCGGATATGACTACAAGCATAAGCGAACATTTTATTGCTGTAGATGAAGTTGCAAATATTACAGCATTTAACACAAGTCCATTTGAAACATGGAAAGGTGCATTTAGAGAATGTGCTAAACTAAGCAGTAGGACAATTACGAGACAAAACAATGAAGAAACAGAACAAAGACTTAATACTTGGTGTACAAAAGGCGGTGAGAGGCGCTATGGTGATTTCGCTATTGCTGGTGCTAATGCTGGCAGGGAGTTTGGGATTTCTAATAGGAGCAATATTAGCCTTATAAATAATTTTGATTGGTTAGCACAACAATTTAAAGAGGCATAAATTTGCCAACAAGCATATGCCTAGTGCCGCGAGTGTCTTCTACTTCCTCTTCAAAAAGTATCTCTGCACGTTCGGGCATTTGGTCTTTAAACTCTTGTAAACTATTAACACAATTTACATGCCCTTCTATGCCAAACATATTATTCGACTGGAATGCAAAGTAACAATTGTCTGATAATTTAGGAGTTCTAAATATGCTAGTGTCTTGATCATTACTTAATGCTCCAGCCCCAAACCATTTCCAATCTTTCATTGGCGGCATATGTTCGCAGCTAGTATTAATAATTAGATTTGTATTTAAATATGCATCTCTATATGTTTTAAAAATGTCATCACAAATATAATCTACATTTTCGTAATTATTAAATAATTTTTTTGATACCTTTGTAGTTTGGTTATCTAAATCAATGTTAACAATTTTTTTAACTTTATTTGCTAGCTTAGGTATCAATATACTTCCGTACCATCCTGCCCACATTACAACTGTTGAATCTTTGTCTAATATTTTTAAATCGTCTACAGCATTTAACAGTGCTGTTTTTGCTGCAATTTGATTATGACTAAATGAATCTAATAAAGTTTTCTCTAAACTAGGATCTTCTTTAATTAATCCAAATACAGTTTTTAATAAAGATGCATCTGTTTCAGGCTGCAATAACTTAAACATAGTAGTTAGAAAGTACAACTCGTCATTTCTGTTTATTGCAGTTACTAAATTATATAATTCGGTAATATCTATATCTTTATTAGTAAGACTTAGTACATTTTTAACGTACTGTAACTTTTCTCTATTAATCATTTGTTTTCCTTATAATGTAATCGCCAATTACTAGTATGTCTAATCCGCATTTATTAAACGTAGCAATAGCGTCTTCAGGAGTTTCTACAATAGGCTCTTGACAGTTAAAGCTAGTATTAAGCAGCATAGGAACGCCTGTAAGCGCATAGAACACATTTATTAAGTCATAGTAACGAGGATTAAACTCGCGCTGTACGGTCTGTATACGTGCTGTGCCGTCTACGTGTGTTACTCCTGGAATAGCATCTGACGTGACTGGCATAATACGACTCATGTACGGACTAGGCTGAGTAGTGTCAAAGTATTCGTTGTAATGTTCTACAAGTACACTAGGAGCAAATGGTCTAAAGTCTTCACGCAGTTTAATTTTACTATTAATGATATCTTTAATATTAGGATTACGAGGATCAGCAAGTATGCTACGATTGCCTAACGCTCTATTACCGCTTTCGCTTTTGCCTTGGAACCATCCAACAATTTTACCGTCAGCAATAGCTTGAGCAACTTCTGTTATATTGACTTTTTCATCACCAACGTAGTTGTATTCTTTGCCTGCATATACATTTGGTATGTGTATATTATTATTTTGGGTATACTCGGCATGCATATAAGTGCCAAGAGATTGTCCCTCATCGCCTACAGCAGGCGGCACATGCACATTAGTATAATGTTTTGTAAATTCTTCATTTACATATCCGTTGTATGCTACTCCGCCTGTTAGGCACAAGTTGTTACAACTTTTAAGAGGATATACATGTTTTTTAATTAAGTTTTCTGTATAAATTTGTAGTGTAAATGCAACGTTTTCTTTGGGAACACGTTTTAAAATTTTAGAAGATCCGTCTGGTAATCTATGATTAGGAGCAGCCATATACATATCGATCATATCGTGTATTTCGCTGTCGTACTCACCAAATCCTGCTAGGCCCATGGTCTTGCCTGCACCCAGATAACTAAATCCAATGTCTTGTGACAATCGATTCCAAAGCCCACCGATTGATACTTTATCAGACAGGTTGGTTATATTTCCGTCCTTGTCTGTAAAGATGCAGTTAAATTGCCATCCTCTGCCGTCAATTGCTAACACATCGCTTTGTTTAAATCCCGAGCTTAAAAAAGCATAAGCAGCATGTGATTGATGATGATCAATGTAGTAATAGTCATCAGTCTTGTAATAGTCCCATAAATTAGTAGGCTTAAAATCTAAAAAACTTAAATCAGGTAATGTATCTTCGAGTAGATCACGAACAAATTCTTGACCTAGATTTGAACATGTAAATGCAAACATGTGATCTTTATTATAATTAGGTAAAAAGTGTTCACGGAAAAACTCACGACTAGGTTCTGGATCGTGCGGATTAGTAGGATTAAGATTGTGCTTTTTACGAGTATATCTTTCGGCCAAGTAATGAAGCTCGCCGTTGTATGTATTATGATCGTGTATATTTACTGCAACAGAAAAAATATTCATATGTTTCTCGTGAATATTTTGTTTAATTGATCATCCTTAATTATATCAAGTATACGTTCACGTTGTGCGGCAGGGCGCTTTGGAATGATATCTAAACAACTTCGGCAATAGTTTTCATATTCGAACAATTTATAATTCATCATCTTGTCAATGTTTTCTTTAGTAACGTCAAATTGCCTTGACCCATTAATTGCTTTACGACTACAATGTCTTATTTTTTGTATTTCAAAGTCGAACACAGGTACTAGCGGAAATTTAGCACATACTCTTCGATCCATTTCTGGTGCTTGGACAGGTGTATGATCTTCAAAAAAGCTTGGCGAACGTGAATTGTATTCCTTAAACTCTGTGTTCTTATGTTTTAAATATGCTAAATCGTGTTTGTCTCTGTAATTAAAGTAACCCGGTGTTTCAATAATCAAATTGTAATTGTTTAAATCATTAGGTTCAAAGAAATCATAGTTGCCTAGTTTTTCAATTCGATCTTCATAAAAGTCTAATACTAAATGTTCGATGTAGATAATTTCTGGATCTTCTAATACCTCTGGATAAAATTTACGTATTAGTGAATTAGATAATACTTGAATTACAAGATTAGGATGCTTTTTAATTTCAGCAATAATTTCTCGTAGATTTTTAATAAGAGCAGGTTCACCGCCTAGTAAACAAATGCGTGTCTTATACGGAGAAAGACCGTCTAGGATAGTTCTTACGAAATCCATATCAACATCAAGATTGCGCATTTCTAGCGTCCACGCCGTACAGTAGTGACAACTTTTATTGCAACTCTTGGTCATGTAAAAGTCTACAGTTCTGTATTCTGAACCTTTTAGATCTGCTAACATTTTAATTGCCATTAATAGTCACCTTTGTATGTTTTTCAAAGCTAGGAAATTGCCAAGGTTCGTCTAACTCACCGGTACGGGCTATTTCTAGAACATCTTTATTTAATGTTTCGGCGTGCCACCGCCTATTAACTCCGACATTTTCGTATCCTATACCAACTAACAATTTAGGTACTTTATCGCTTTTAATTATTTCTGCAACTTTATCTTGATGAAAAGCAGAACATACTCCTGTTTTATATCCTAAAAGATTAGCAGATAAGATAAGTTGGCCTACTGATACACCTACAGAATATGCTTTATTTTCTATATAAAAAGCATTTAACATTTGTTCTTCGGGGTTCTGTTGTGCTAATTTATGTGATCCGCCCCTTGCAGGTCCTTCGTCGTCCTCGTAGACAAATAATACATTTGCTAATATTTGAGAGTTATGAACAGACGTATTTTCGTCTTGCCATATTTTTCCATCTTTAACTTCCGCTATCGGTTTACTACTAGGAAGAGAAAATAATTTAGTACAGTTGTATATCTGTCTAATGACAGATTGATCAGTATACACTTTTATCTTATAGTGTATTTCGTTTTGTTTTGAAGGAGAATTTTTTGCAACATAAATTAACGTCTCTAAATCACTTTTAGATACTGTACAACTTAGGTCATAATTACGCTGTGCTCGCTGAGAGTTGTCTATAGCATTTTTAATTTTATCTTTCATAATAATATTATACTACCAATTAATATAGTTGTCAATACTAGATTATACTTTGATCTATTATTTCTTCTTGTTTCTTTACTTGTTTATCCCATGATTTAAACAACTCTTCTTGTTCAGAAGTAATTTCTTTCTTTATATAAAATTCTTCTAGTTCTGGAAATACCTCAAATAAATTCATTTCCCATTTAGTGCCTTTATAAAATTCATCTGCCCTTAGCAAATAGTCAAAAATATTTTGAATATCTACATCGGAGTCATTTGGCATTTCTAAAGCTGCAATGATATCAGGCCAATCTTTGTATTTAGGAATCAATGCTTGTTTAATTTTTTCTGGCAAATTATTAGCACGTAAATGTCTAGGATGTTCAACAAACGCCCAGTTTAATTGGTTAATAACAGGATTTTCCTTACACCAGTCTATAATTTCATAAAATCTCATAACACTAAGAAATGATACTAAACCATTAAAGTCTACAACTACATTCGGATGCTTTTTAACTAAATCAATATTATCAACTACTTCTTGCCAGTCAGTTCGTCTTCTCATGTATTCAATAGTTTTACCTATACCATCAACTGAAGCAACTACAGTAACACGATCAAAGTGTGGAATATAATTAAATATATTATGCTTACCTGCCTTAGTTTTAGTTAAATTAGTCTGATACTTGATTCTAATATGTTTAGAATGCCCGGTTTCGATCAGTTTATCTAACATTTCATAATGTTTTTTCATAATTAAAGGTTCGCCGCCGATAATTTTTATGCTTTTAATATATTGTGCAATAGCAACAATTTGCTCGGTTACTCCTTCAGTTTTATCCTTCATTACTTGTGCGTTACGGGCATCTCTTTCTGGAGACTGTTCGCCAAATACTTTAGTATTCCATACACCTTTCTTTGCAACTTGCATGCGTGTAGTTGAATTATCATGCAGACACATGTAGCAATCTAGATTACATTCAGAGCCGTATATTTTTAATTGAACTTCAAATATGCGCCCTGCACCTTTAAGAGTAAATTCGCCTGTATCTCTAAATTTTGTTGCTTGTTTTTCAATTTTATTCCAAAAATTGGGATCATTAGTATGTATTTTCATACAATTTGTTCTTCTTGATCTACCATATCGTGCTTCGTCGCCCCTGCAACGTTGACACCATTTGTCTACAGCCTTAAGATCAGAACCTACTGTAGTCATTTCTCTACGTAGGTCGTTCATATAGTCACTATTTTCCATCCATTCCTTTAAAGGAACTTCTTCTACGCTAACGCCAGACGGTTCGCCAAAACAACATGCCTGATATTGGCCGTCTAATTCTGAATATATCTGTGTAAACGGAATAGTACAAAAGTAAATATCTTTGTTTTTTGCCTGCTGAACAATAGATCCTTCTTTTGCAGCAACTTCTTTACCTTCATCATCTAACTTTTGCCACCATGCTTCGGTATTCACAAAGCCCGGTGCAGATCGATCTCCAGGACCGCCTTTTGTTAAATATTCAGGTAAGTTGGGTGTTTGTTTATCATCACTCATAATATTTAATCATTCCATTCTAAGTTAAATGCCCATTTTCTTTCATGACACCAAAAGCATTGATGGCAATCCCTAGTAAAATTATCTGTTCCCCTAGCAGTACCAACACATGACCGTGTTATTGGAAACAACGACTCCATTAAATTATTTTCTTGATATACACCTGCAACAAATTTTTTATCTACATTTATGTATACTTGATATATATTATTCAAGTAATCCGAATGTCCTGCAGGTAATATTGGAACCCCAGCAGCTTCACAGCTAGTTTTTACGGTCCTAAGCTCTTGTATTTTTGGAACAGATTTATCTCTTCTTCTTTCTGCTTTATCCCAAAATCCTAATTCTAACATTTCTTCTTCTGGAGGATTTCGAGTCATACCGTCTAGTCTAATAGCACCCGGATTTTCTTTCATTACAGATCTTGCTATCCTGTCTATTTGTATTATTTTTGACATTTGGACTCTATTTAAATTTTTATAGTTAAATCTAGGATTTGCTATGGCTTTATCGCATTCTTCCCAAGACACTATTGATTCACTTTTATCATCAAAGTTAACTGTTTTTAGATCTCGAATTTTATTATTGGGAAATTCTGTTTTTATCCACTTAACAATTAGCTCGGCTGCATCTGCATCTTTTGGAGCATTTATATCTCTACAACAAAAGGGAACAATCTCTATTTCAGGAAAATGTTTAGCTGTAAGGTACATAGCTGATGCTGAATCAGCTCCTCCAGATAGCGAAATTACTATAGTTTCTGGTAAGTCGAAACTAAAAAAATCTATAGTTTGCTCACTGTAAGTTAATTTCATATTTTTCTCCTAATAGTGTTTAATTATACTTATACTACTGTATCAACAATAGCCTTGCTTATTGAGTTTATGGTATTAAAAATTGTTTTTATATTTTATGTTGTACAATTTCTATAATATTTTTAATTTCATCTTCGGTCAACCATGCGTGTATAGGTAACGATAAAACAGTGCTAGAAGCTGTTGTAGAAGCTGTACAAGCGTCTCTCCTGCTGTCAACACTGTCATACATACTGTTTGCACTTAATGGAGTTTCGTAGTGTATACTAGCATTTAAAGCGTTCTTAACACGTTTTCTAGTGTCTTTATCCTTAAATCGTACTACATACTTATGGTAATTATGGTTAAGTCCATTAGACATTCCTTGTGTTACTACAGGTAAGTCTGCAAATGCTGTGTTGTATTCATGTGCAATTTGCTGTCTACGTTCTTGATTACGGTCTGCGTGTCGCAAGCGTAGATTAATAATCTCTGCGTTGAGAACATACATGCGGCTATTGTAACCCATCATACTAAAGTCTTTATCTTTACCGTGACGTCTAATCATCTTAACACGGTTGGCAATGTCTTCGTTATCAGTTAGTACAACTCCCCCGCCGTTAATGCCAGCGATGACTTTGTTGCTGTTAAAACTATATACACTGCAATCACCAATAGTGCCTGCATGTACATTGTGCAAGCTACTGCCCAAACTTTGCGCAGCATCTTCAATAAACAGTATATCGTTATCTTTGCAAAACTGTTGTATTTCTGTAGTGTCGGTCATGTTGCCAAACAAGTGCGGATATATAATTGCTTTAACTTTATCACTGTACATACGTTTGATGCTATCTAAGCTAATGTGGTATGAATCTAAATCAATATCACAAAATACAGGAGTAGCACCTACCATACTTGCACATGCACTACTACTAATCCAACTAAAGTCAGTTACTAATACTTCGTCGCCGGCACCTATACCGTGTGCTAATAATGTAAAATGTAGTGCGTCTGTGGCACTTGCTACACTAACACAATGTTTACGTCCTACACGTTCAGCAAAGCTACGTTCAAAGTCTTCATTATTTTCGTAATTCATTTGACTCATAAAACGGTCAAATACATCTAAGTAGTCTTGTTTGTTTTCTTGGTACTCACGGTCCCATCCATCATATGCTGGCATTGTAATAACTCTCTAGTTCTGGATATAATTCAAAAATATCTGTTTTATAATATTCATCTGATTGTTTAATATAATTTATAGCTGCTATAAACGATTTGTTAACGCCCTTCATTGCAAGTGCGTTAACAATAACTGGGTGATCGCAATACTTCTTGCGTAACTTCTTTTTAAGTTTTTTAGGTAAGTGCTTAACATGCAACTCATCAGGATCGTCAACTACAAAACAGAAATATTCTAAATTTTCTCTATCACAAAATTCTTGTAGTTCGTTATATCTTAACACACTTAATAATGACACTGTTGAAAACACACCCATATTAACATTTCTATAACTTCTAAGAGTGTTTAGGTTATTAACAATAGTATCCCAATCCGATCTTCGACGAATATAATCATTATATTTTCCAAATCCGTCAAGTGAAGCACTAATATTTAATTGTTTAAATTTATCAACATAGTCTAAAATATTATACTTGGTAGTTCCTAGTACTGTTAAATTACTATTCATTTCAAGAACAATATTTTTTGAGTGGCCGCTTTCAATTAGCCTGTCAAGAAAATCAAACTGTTTTTTCATTACAAACGGCTCGCCGCCTTGTAGAAAAAAACAGCGTATATAAGGTGCTAATTTAACTAGTTCATCTATGCCGCTGCTTTTAGAAGATTTTATATTATCAGGATAATCTATATCAAATGTTTTTATATACTTTCTACTATCAAGTTTTTTAAACATTAGTTGTCTAGTAGACGATGCACCCGGTTGACACATATAACAATCAAGATTACATTGATTTCCAAACACTCTTGCTTGTAATAATAAGCATCTTTCTGTAATTGTATATTCCTGTGTAGGATCAAACGAAAGTACTTGATCTATACACGAAAAGTCTTGGTCATTGTCAACAGCTTCTAACAATCTCATATTATGATGCTGTCTGTCAGATTCTCCGTAATTTGCTTCTTGTTCCATACAACGCCGGCATTGACTGTTTAAAACAGGAGTGCTAGCATCTGTTTCGTCTAGCATTTCAATTCTTGCAGCAGTTAACAAGTCAGAATTTAACCATTCTTTAGGTGTAGTTGTTGTTATATTAAGATTAGTACTGTTGCCAATGCAGCATACTTTATAATCGCCATCGGGATTAGTATATATGTGATCAAACAGTCTAGGACAAAACCAAATAGAGTCGTCTTTTATTTTATTTACTAATGATTTACGGTTCATTTATTCTCGGTCCTAGACATTATTTCTCCGCCAGTTTTGGAAAATATCTGTTGCATTGCCCCACCATTCTTTCTTTAAACGGTCTTCTCTATATGCTTCGTTAGGTGTTGTTAGTTTAAAATCTACATTATTTCTTAATAAAGGACTGTTTGGATTAAACCCTCTATTTGTATTAATGAATACAATTGAGAAGTTTTCTTCTTTAGCTATTTCAATTGCACGATCAATTTCGTGTTCGTTGTACCCAAATATGATATACTGCCATACAATTACATGTCCTAGATCTCTACCTTGTTTCATACGTTTCCATACATCATCAAAGTCTGAGCCAATACGATATAACTCACTCTTTTTATCAATACCATCAACGCCGAAATACCAAGCACTTGTTCCTACGTTATAACTATATGCTTCATCCCACCAGGTATCACTTTTGCCGCTGCCAACTGTTGCAATACGAACTTTTGTTTTATGTTCATCACACATTTTTAACAAATTTAAAAACTTGGGGTGATAAATGGGATCACTTATTTGTCCACAAAATGTAACGCCGTATTCGTAATAATCTATTATTTTTTTAAAGTTGTGTTCTTGTAGGTCAAACGAACGTTTAATTTGCTCTTGGCTTGTGACTTTTTGTCTAATACATTGAGGACATCTAAAGACACATCTATGTGATGCATCTATATTAGGCCTTACATACTTTTGTTTTTCAATATATAAATCAGTAAGTCTACTTTCCACCGGCCTGCCTCACTACTTCTAATTTTTCTTCAGCTTTGCGTACCTCAGTGTCGTGTTCTGTAAGCTCTATACCACATTTCTTTTTACACATGTAAGAACAATTATCTGGATCGTTTACTAATTTTTGGAAAAAGTTTTCCCATGCATCTGATCCAAATATTTCTTCTAAACTAATATTGTTTTCTACTGCTAGTTTAGGATCTTTTAATCCTGATTCCATAACGTATCTATGCACCGGCGGATCGTCCAACCAACAACAAGGCAACATATAACCGTCTGATGTGTAGGCTGCACCTTTTTTGTCCTTGCTATCAAACGCTAAACATTTGGCTCTTATTTTCATGATCTGTCCTTATTCATTATATTTATAGGTTAATGATTTTATAGCATCTACGATTGGCTGTATATTAGGTTCTTTAATATCTCGTTGCCAATATATGGTGCCGCCGTCTAATCCTGGATCTCGCCTTTCATAAATTACATCCTTGCCATAATACTTGCACTCTTGAAATATGCGAGGAGCAGGGTCAAATGTTTCTTTTGTATATACATATGTTTCAAACATGCTCATTAAGTTTTCTACAGGTACGAATATATTGTTATTCTTTATATTAATATAATTTTCGTCATATGTTAAGATCCCGTGATCAGGATAATCATCAATAACTTTTTCAACACTTGCATAATACTTGTCGTTAGTACCTAAAAACAAATGCTTAAATTGTATGTTATCTTTGTAAGGCTTGTATATACTAAAATTAATAGTCTTTTCAAAGTGTGTGCCTACACCATTAGGGTATACGTCAGTGTCACACAAGTCTACTATTTGTTTTGGTTTATAAAAGTCAACTGCTTTAGGATATCCCTCAACATGATTCTCTGAATATACGCTTATAACGTTACCGCTAAATAATCTCTGTAAGGATAGTTGTTGCACTAGGGTATAATCATTAAAACTTTGCCAGCTTAGTGTCATCATACTTCTGCCCATAATAAGTGTAACATCATCGTCAGACGGCACATATGTATCTGGAAACCAAACACGATTACAATGAATGTATTTACGTGTGATAGAATTTACATAGTCACGCTGATTATATTTTCTGTGACAAATAATAACAACTTGTGCAGGGTAACCAGCATTGTTTAGCATATCACAGTGTTCATAGCTGTAATATAATAACCCGTCTACTGGTTTGCTTGTAACTACAATATTGATCATTATGTAATATTTATAAACCACTACTTATTGTATACATAATTCTTTCCAATTTAATATATTTATAGATAATCTATTACTTTCGGATTGATATTGAGGCACGTTATCTAACACTAAATAACTGTAACACAGCACAGAGTAGTGTCAATTATAAAGGAACCATAGTGTATAATAACTCTACATTATATTCAACGTTAACAAGATTTGGTGACTATTATCCATTACGCTTAGAAAACCAAGTGGGCTCTTTAATCGAAGATGTTAGAGATAACTTTACATGGGTTCAGTACAATCCGAGAAAAAATATTAATAGAGAAGGCCTTAGTATTACAAGTTTAGATGGCGGGTTATCTGGTAAGCCTGACTTGGATAGTTTGTATGAATACTATAAAGAAACGGGTATAGTATTAAACGAAACACACTTTACTATTAAAACACCAGTCTACGAATATTTTAAACAATGGTTAGATCCGTTAGAAGCGCACCTAGGCAGAACACATGTTATTAGATTAAATCGAGGAGCGTTCTTTCCTCCGCACAGAGACAACAAGCACTCTAATATAGATTCATTTAGATTATTTTTACCATTAAACTACGAAAGCGATCAAAACTTTTTTCTATTAGAAGATAAAAAGATGGAATTTAAAAACGGAGTTATGTATTTTATTGATACTGCAAAAATGCATACATTGTTTAATACTAATGACTACCCATTCTACTTTGTTGTTGCAAATGTAATTTTGTCAAAAGAAAGTGTTGACAAGACTCTTAAGTTTTTACACGGCTAAAATATCTACTTTAGCTATAAATTAAAAGAATATAAAAATTATGAAACTAAAATTTGTTAACCTGTACCTTATGTCTAGATATCTAAACTTTATTGGTATTAATATAAATTACTATATGCTTAAATCCTATTATAGGTATAAAAATAATGCGAATCATAATAGGATTCAATGGACTCCTCAACATTGGCAGCCAGATTGTTCAGTAGATTATATTGCTAATAAAATTATAGAAGAAGAGATTGACATACTCTGTATGTCGGTATTTGTTTGGAACAGCGACTTTACCTATCAAATTGCTAAAAAAGTTAAAGAAATAAATCCTTTGATTAAAATAATAATAGGAGGCCCGGATGTTAATGTATTGTCTAACAATGACTATTTTGAAATTCACAACTACATAGACTACGCAGTTTACGGCGACGGTGAAGAAGCTTTTTGTAAAATTTTAGATAGTATATTAGATAATAAACCTATAGAAAACGGCATTAATATTGTAACAAAAGAAAAAGTTTATCAGCACAGAGTATTTTTTGATAGTGATTACAATACTAAAAGTAGTTTCTTAAGTGAAAAGGATATTTTAAAAAACCATTTATTAGAAATAAGAGAAAGTACAAATGATAAGATCTCTCTAGAGGTCAGATGGGAGAGAGCTCGGGGATGTCCTTATTCTTGTAGTTTTTGTGACTGGTCTAGTGGCCTACACAACAAGGTTAAAAGAAAAAAATCTAGTTGGAAAGAAGAGTTAGATTTTTTATTTTCTTGTCCTGGTGTTGTTGTATCGCCCACAGATGCTAATTGGGGTATGTACGAAGAAGATATAGAAATAACAAAGTATGCGGTAGATAACGGAACTTTTTATGTTACAAATTTAAGTAAACTTAATAAAGAACGTGTCTACAAAATTTATGATATAATGATAAAAGGAAAAAAGACTAAAGTGCTAAAGGTAAAACTTTCTTTTCAAGATATTCACGAAGATGTGCTTGACAATATTAGTCGACCTGACGTATCATGGAAAGATCATAAATCTTTAATACAAAGTTTTAAAGAAAAAAATCCCAATATTGGTCTAATAGCTGAAATTATAGTAGGACTTCCTGGACAAACTATTTCAAAACAGTTAGATCAACTAAATGAATTTAAGAACAACGGAATAACTAATATACTATGCTTCTTTTGGGAACTAATTCCAAATAGTCCGGCGTATAAAGAAGAATATCAAACTGTCTATGAATTAAAAGTAGATTCCCTTGTACTCCTTAAAGAAGATAATCAAGATTTTAAAAGTTTAGCAGATGTTGATAACGCTATACAAACTGGCAAACCCGGCTGGTCCAAATCTAATATTGTAATAGGAAATAAAACTCAAGAATTAGCAGATATATTAACATGCTTTGCTTTAGCACAAGTTTTTAATAAAAGTTCTGGAAAAGGAGACTTTTCGCTTTTAAATAATTCTGTTTGTGAAAACATATACAAAGAAATGAAGCTCACAGCTGACCTTATAAAAGAAACAAAAATACTGGGTATGTACAGTAAAAAACATAATTGTTATGTATCAATAGACAAGTATTTTATCGACATGGATTTTGAGACTATGATGAATAATTACGGTAGCACAGTTAAAGTTTAATATCACCGATGGCATTTTCGTCTTTAGTCCAAACACTAATTGCTATGCGTGTACTATTGATTCCTACAACATTATGAAACTTTGTTACGTTAATATTATGCCAAACACATGTAGGAAAAATTACTCTATCAATTTCTTCTGCATTGTCGTCATACCAAATTGTGCTAACATCGCCTCCTGATTTAATAATATAATTATAACAGTTTGTTCTACCATAGTCTTTGTGTAGGGGTAAATCGTCTGTAATTAATTGAAAGGCAATATTTACATTATTATCGAAGTATGGTTTTAAAAAGTCATTAAGCTCTTGAGTAGCAGTGTGCAGTGAATACTTAGTTGCCTTGATTCCGTTAAACTTATTAGGAATTTTTCTAATCTCATCTTCTGTTAGATTAATAATATTATCTGGAATTCGAGGCAATTGTGAACAATAATTATATAACATTGGTACTATACGAAAAGTTTTTAAAATCTTCTTCAAAAGTTTGAAAGATTAACTTTTCCCTTTTCTCGTCATAATAGTCTAAATAATTATAGTTAGAGTTAACCATCTCTTTTTGATTTATCTTAAATCCTAATTTGTATTCTAATTTAGAATACCCGTCTTCGTATTTAAAAATATTAGGAACCATACCGTTATTACCTGTTAAGATCTGTGTTTGCGTAATACTAGTAAATGTATTCTTTTTAGAATATAGCTCTTCAAAAGTTAAGTTAGTAAGTTTATCTTTAAATGCATACATGTTCTTTAAAAATACATAGAAACTTACAGCTCTAACAAACGGATTTCTAACAACAGAAAACACCCATTTGTTTTCTATTAATGGCTCCCAATAAATATACGGATAGTGCATAACTTTACGCCAGTCAACACCGTTTATTTCATTGCTAAACGTATCTTCCGGCATGTATTTTGCGTCTGCACAATTTAATTCTATGCTTTTCTTAATACTCATGCCAGAAGTTTTTGGTACGTGTATAAATGCAAAATCTTTTGTGTAAATCATTTAGGTAACTCGTTTTCTAAAAAGTTATCAAAACTTATGCCTGACTTTCTAGTCATAGTTTTTGTTCTTATTGTTAGAACTACACGTGGATAGTTTTTATTTTCAAATTCTTCTGTTACAACATTATGCGGAATACTAGTATTAAATAATGTTGGTCTATCTAGGATCATCTCGTAAATTGGTTTAATAACGGCATTATGCGGATATGTCCATGCGCCACCGTCATTAGCAGCATAAGGTGCGCTTGCGCTATCACGAATCCAGCCTTCGTTGTCTGATCTAAGTCCGCGGTTCATGTCATACCAAACATTCTTACCATATTTGTTGCAATTTATAACTGGAATATTTAAACAAGTATTATAGCCTGCATCCTCATGTATTATTGTATTAGAATTTGGCAATGTGATAAAGAAACGTGTAACTGTAATCCTACTATTAAAAAAGTCTTCACACCAATTATAAAAGTCTGGAAGGACACTTTTTAAATCAAACAGTCTTAAATTCCATTCAAATTCGTAGTCTTTTTTTGCTAACAACTCTTGTACATACGGATGATTTAAAATAACACTATTGTCATAGTGTTGTATATCAATGTCTTTATGAAATATTGTCATTTGTTATTCTTTCATTAAACCAGTTTTGATCCCACGTAACTCTTTTTAGTTTACGTTTACCTGTAAATGCATCTCGAGTATGAATAGTACTCCAGTTGTCATATACAACTAAATCACCTACATTCCAGTTATGTGCATATGTTGTTTCGTTGCTTATCATTTTATTGATAACATTTTTCTTAATCCATTGTTTATAATCAACATCTTTTTCGAGTCCTTCTATCCACTGTGTGAATAACTCGTCAGCTACTAATCCGTAATCATTATGTATAGGATGCCATTGTATTGCCGGTCTTCTAACATAACAATCCCAAGGAGTATTATAAGGTGCTTTACATAGTGCTGTAGCATATTTTAAAAATTCTTTTATTGAACTGTTGATTAAGTTTAGACCTTGTACTGTGTCAATAAATTGAGTACTAGCTGTATCTCCTTCGAGCTCAACTGCGTACAAGATTCTGTTAGGTAGTAGTTGCGAAGGAAAGTGTGTAAGATCAACATGCCACGGTATTAATCCAGAGCTCAATAGTCCGTCTTCACTTACTGTCTCAACAAAGTTGTCTTCATGACCGCTAACTACACTTTGTTGAAGACCGCTGTACTTTTCCTTTGAATTATCCCAAACTTGACCAAAAATACTACAAAACTTTTTTAATTGCATATTATTTAAAGATTGATCTTTAAAAATAACTACTTTTTGTTTGGCAAATATTTCATATATTTGTTTTTCTTCAGATGAAGTAAGATTGGCACAATCTACATCTAGAATTTCACTTACCCAATTGTTTTTGATTTTCTTAACTAGCAATTTAATTTCCTAATTTATAGATCTACTTGGCAAGTTAAAGTCTTCGTGACCGTTAATATCTAACATTGCGATGTTTTGCCAACATGCTTCATTTGTATTTTCTGAAATATCGTGATTACATGTATAATACATTTCAGGTAATAATATAAATTTATTTTCGTTATCGCTATTATTGTTCCATCTTTCGATTACTTTAACCATTGCAGCTCTTCTTTTAATACCAGATATAGAAAAAAACGGAATTAAGTTTTTTTCAATTGCTATCTTCACATGTAATGGCAAGAAATATGTTGAAGCTGTAGCCTTCAATTTATTTTCATTTAAAAAAGATAATGAACCACTTCTAGCTATTTTAAAGTAGTAAGTACGGTCTGCTATTCTAACAAACTTCGGATCCCATTGCTTGCTTTTAAACATGCCTGACATTGCAATAACTTCGTCATTATACTTTGCTACATGATAATTTAAATAATCGGGTATTCGTTTTTCAAATTTATTAAAGTTAGAAAACGAGTCTTCCTTTGCAAGCTCAGTTAATCTTAAAAGTTCTTCTTTAGAATCGAGTATATCTTCAATTGATATCATTCAAAACATCCAAGTCTTCTTGTCCATTAATTGATACTATTAACTTTATTGCATCAGTGCTACCAAAATTAAATCCGGTATGTTTGTGTCCTACGTTTACAAACCACACCGAACCGTCTGCAGGCATGTATTGAAATTCTGGCAACTTTTGACCTTTTCGCTGAATAGCATTCCAACTCCACTCGTTAGCAACAAGCGGAATAAAAAATCTAATACTAAATCGTGTATCATAGTCCATGTGCGGTAAAATATAAGCACCTGGCTTTTGAACAACTAATCTTGTTCGTGTATATGGAGATTTAAAACTATCTAACACTTCTTCAACATACGTGCCTTTATACTTTTCATATAGATTAGTATAAGTTCTTTCATCTGCTTTGTCTCTAAGCATAGCATCTTTGTCACTTGTATATGTAACATATGTTTGTTCATATTCGTCGTTTAATAAATATGGTCCACATTTGTTAACAAGCTGATCTTTACTAGGTTCGAAATCTCTAAAGCATTGTAATAGTTTTTCAGTATCAACTTTCATATTTGGCATTTTATAAAAGTTTGGTAATTCGTTTCTATTTTTCATTTATTAACTCCAATTTAATCTTTCTAGGACCGTCTACTTTTGTTTCATAATATTCAAAGAAAGGTTCGATTTCGTAGTCTTCGGTAAGTATGCCTCTTCTTTTACTTCCTCTGTCTGGCAAGCCATCATCGTCTACAGTCCAGTCAGTACACTTACCGTATATAGTGCCTGCTTTAGATTCAAACTGATATACACATGTATTAGTTTCTTTATAGCCGTTTACTTCAAATTTAGGTACAAACTCTCCAAAGTTTTCTTTTGCAATATCTATTAGTTCGTTTATATTGTATGTATAAGTATCTAAATAATTTCCCATATTGCCTACTGATTTAATTCGTATTACTATAGGAAATTTAATACCTGATTTTCTATTATACTTTTTACATAATTCTTCGATATAAGATAACAACGGCTTTAGGATATGTATATTAGTAGGATCAACAATTATATTGATATGCGGCACAAGTTTATGTTTTATACAATTTTCTAATGCTCTTTTCTTTACAGTTGCAAATTTACCATTATCAAATCTTTTATATACTTCGTCGTCAAGCCCGCCGTTCATACTCAATCCTAAAAAGTTTAGCCCTGACTTTTTAAGATTAATAACGTAATCTTCTTGGGCAAGTTTTAGACCATTAGTTAGTAAAGAAGGAAGGTGATTATATTTTTTAACAATTCTTATCATATCAAAAAGATTATCATTCATAGTTGGTTCTGCACCTATGAATCTAATTTCTGTTTTATTAGGTAATCTACTTATAGCATCTTCAAATCTTTCAATGTGTACATCTTTATAGTTTGGATTATTTAACATGTCACCTAAGTAACAATTAGCGCAGGTCATATTACATTTATAAGTTGTCTGAATTGATAGTATACGAAATGTATTATCTTCAGGTTTCATAACAGGATCCTCTTATGTTTATTATACTAACATATTTAAGTAATTTAGCCAAGAAAAAAGGCAGTATTGAATACAATGCTGCTTTGTTTATTTTAAGAATTAAGAAGCAGCTAAGCCGTCGTCTAAATTAATCCAGCCACCGTTTTGATAACCTTCAAATTTATTATTTGTAGTATTATAGATAACCATTCCGTTTGCAGCAGTTAGTGCATCTCGCTCTGCTGTAGTTAAACTACCAAATTGTACAAAACTTTGTGCATTAATACTTCCGTCTATTCCGTTAATAATAATAGACGAATCGTCAGTAGCCACACTACCAACAAATGATGCGGCTTCTACGTTTCCTGTAAATACACCATTACCATTTACATCAAGTGCTTCGGCAGGGGTTGCAGTACCAACCCCTAGTTTGTTATCTCTCCAGACCATAAAATACGATCCGTCATTAAAAACTCCAGTAGGTGTATTACCAAAATACATTCCGTTTTCTCTACCAAAGAATATATTTGTAGTTAGTGTTCCGTTTACATCTTCTCTTCCAAACGTAACAGTACCGTAAATAGCTGATATATCCCCTGTTAGGTCTGTCTCTGACACTCTTCGAAGATTTAAAAGACTTCGATTGTCATTACTAGCAATATCAAGATTAACTTCACCAATCCCACCATTTAGTCCGTCACCTGGTTGATCTGCATTATCGAGTCTTACTCTAGGAGATGAAATATTACCAGTACGTATACTTCCGTCAATACCGTCAACAATTAGATTTGAATCATCGCCGAATACACTACCAGTTAATTCACCGTCTAGTGTTCCGACTACATTACCTGTTACAGTTCCATTAAGTGTACCAACTACAGTGCCATTAAATGTATCTGTCGGTTCCCACTTGCTAGTACCACTATTATATGTCAATACATCATTGTCTGATGCACCTGTTAAATCAGTATCAGTAAGTGCATCTAATGTTGTGGAGCCACCACCACCTGAACCAGTAACTAACGTTCCGCCAGCAGTACTACCGTCACCTGCGTATAGCAGTTTGGTATCTGTAGTGTAGATTAGTTCACCTTCTACGGGTGTTATTAGCAAGCGCTCTGCATCTGTGCCGCGTCTTAGACGTAATGCCATGTATATACTCCTAGAATATCTATTATTAGTATTTATACATTTTTAAAGATAAACATCGATCTATTTTCGTTTCTTCATGAAACTTTTGGTTCGTTTCTTAACATCTGCAACTACTTTAGATGTATTTAAACGAAAGTCAACATGTGATATTTCTTTATCGTATTGCTCTAAAAAAGTTTCTAAACTTGATTCAATTTGATTAATTGCATTTTCATCAGAAGATTGTTGTTTGTCGATATCAATCTGCCATATTTTGCCATCATGAAAGTGGACGTGAACACTGTGGATATATTCAATAGGTACTGCTTTTATTTCAATATCATTGAATATTTCCGGCCATTGCGACACTACTTCGGGTGGTAGTTTATTTTTAGGCACTAGCAGCAGTCTTCTTAGGCGCTGCTTTCTTTTTAGTAGGAACTAATTCTTCAGCTTGTCTGCGTAACTCTGCTGCCTCTTTGCTCAAACGATCTGCATCACTGCGAAACTTCTTAGCAAGTACTTCGTCAGTGATCACACCATCGTCTGCAACAGGTGCAACACTAGGAGCAGCCGCAGCCATTTCACTAGCAGTCATTGCTAGCTCGCTAGTAGATGCTTGTTGAATAGTTTTGCCGTCGCTACCAGTTATAGCCAAGTCGTTAACTGTTACTCCACGCTGTGCTGCAATAGCTTCATTAAGTTCACTCAACCTGATACTAGTATTCTGATTAGGAATCATCTCAACATCTGCTGTTTTAACTTTAACCATCTTACCAGTTGTGTGAAAACGTGCAAGCATGTTGCTGCCGTCTGATAGTTGTGTACGCATCATAACAGTTGCTAAGTCGTCTGCTTGTTGACCAGATGCTGACTCGACTAACTTAATTAGTGCGTCGTGATCGCCAGCTTCTAAATTTTCAGTTGTTACTACAACACAATGATCTGGATCACCGGGTAATACTTTATACGCAACAATTACTCTACGCTTGTTGTTAGCCATACGGCCTACATGTTTAAGTGCCATTTTATGCTCCTTGTGCAGGTTGCTGTTGTGCAACGGCTGCTAAAAATGTTTCTAGTTTACTGTAAGTTTGTCCTACCGTCATCATCTCGTTAGGCTTAAAAGCGCCACGTTGACTTGCAACATCAATAATGCTCTTTAGTGCTTGTAAGTCTTGTACAGTTAGATCAGGACCTTGTGCTTCACTAGTTTTAGGTGCCGCCGATGCCTCTGTTACTTCTGCTTCAACGTTTGTATCTTCGCTCATAAATGTTCTCCTTGTTATAGTATATATGCGTACTTTATTTATTTGTACTTTAAATGTGGACACGCTAACATGAAATAACTCATGTCTTTAGTCTCTTCAAACCCAACAGTTAATACTTGTGTTAGTTTGTTATCACTGTCTAGGCTTACGTTTTTGCCTGTATAGAATCTATTTTTTAGATGTTGTTTAATCCACTTGACTAGACTATCTTCTAAGTTATATGTCATAGGTAAGTTAACGTACTCGAAATGGGGCGGAGCTGCTTTGACTTGCCTCACTTCAAATACATTTAATGGATTAGGGGTTCTATTTTTTATCATGCAGCCGCATCGTAATGTACTGAGGTACCAAACGGTCCTTCTAAATTCTTATCACGGTTTGAGTGAATAACAAACACTGTATCACAGTAGTCTGGATCGCCCCAACTATCCCAAGCATACCCATCTGTAAACATAATAAGTTTCTTAGGAACATACTCCTGTTCTTTCATGTATGTCCAGTTAGCCATAAAGTCAGTGCCACCGCCGCCCATTAGTTCATAGTCTAACAAGTCTTTACCGTCATTTGCTTCAAAGTCTTCTTCGTTGTATACTCTAGTGTCAAAGCACCATACTTTAATATTGTAGTCTGGAAACTCTTCCATGATGCCTTTGACTTCGCCTAGGAAGTCTTTGCCTTGCACTTCTCCAATTGAACCTGACATGTCAATGCATACAGCAATATCAATTGTATCTTCAA